ATGAAAAGAGTCGATATAAAAAAATATCCTTTATCTGATACTACTCTTGCAAGTTTAGAGCCTGAAGAAAAAGAGTACCGTGTTAAAGATAGCAATAATCTATATTTCACTGTTCATAGTAAAGGAAACAAACGCTGGGAATTAAGATACAAAAGACCAAGTGATGGTAAGTGGACATGGTTGGGTTTAGGAGGATATCCGTCAGTCGGGGGAAAACTTGCAAGAAAAAATGCAGAAGAAATGAGAAAATTAATTTCAGAGGGGATAGATCCAAAAATTGATAGAGAAAATAAAAAGCAAGCCGATTTATTAAGCAACTCATTCACATTTGAGCAATTAGCTATAGAGTTTTGTTTAACTAAAACATGGACAGAGGCGACGAGAGTTAGAAATGAAGGCGCATTAAAAAACCATATTTATCCAGTCATGGGAAAACTGGATTATAGAAAAATAACAAAAAAGGCATGGTTAGAGTTATTTCAAGCGATTCAAAAAAAATTACACCCTAAAACAAAAAAACCTATTGTTGAAATGGGTAAAAGGCTATGTACATTATGCAGAGAGATTTATGATTTTGCAGAAGTTACAGGTCGTATAGATTACAATCCAGTCACTGGTATTACAAAATTTTTGGACAAACATGAAAAGCAAAATATGCCACATGTTTCAGAAAAAGAGCTGCCAGAATTATTGAAAAAAATACGAGCATATCCAAATAGAATGACGGCTATTGGATTAGAATTGAGTATTATGTTAGGTACCCGCCCATCAGAAATGAGGCAAGCTGTATGGGAGGAATTTGATTTTCAGGAAAATCTATGGTCTATTCCTGCACATAGAATGAAAAAAAGGAAAGAGCATATTATCCCTTTACCACTACAAGCCTTATCACTTCTTAACGAGCTAAAAAGAATCACTAGTGATTCTTTATTCTTGTTTCCTAGCAGAAGTACCAAGAAACAACCCATTTCCAATAATACATTTAATAAAGCCTTAAAGTCATTAGGTTACCAAGGACGCCAGACTCCGCATGGGTTTCGGCATATTTTAAGCACTACTTTGAGAGAAAAAGGCTTTAGAAAAGAATATGTTGAGACTGCCTTAGCTCATGCTGTTGGTGGAGTTGAAGGCGTTTATAATAAAGCTCTTTATTTGAAACAAAGATCTAAAATGATGCAAATTTGGGCAGATTATTTGGATGCATTAATAAATGATCAGCATTTTAATTTTGATACTGAGCAATTTGATGTTATCGATAATTTAAATACTTTGACTTCTGACAAAGTTAAGGTATCTCAATTAAAATTATTTATTCTTGATATGTTGAAAGATGAAAATGATTTAGCATCTTAGAGCGACATGATCTATTTGTCTAAAATCTTATTGGCGCTATACCTACTCTAGTTTTACATTCTGAATTTTATGGTCTAAGATGATCTAAATTGTCTAAGCTGGGACTGTTCTAAATTTTGTGTAAGTACTTAATTTTCATTTATCCTTCAGAGGTTCTTGATAGTACTGTTCAAAAAGGGCATAGAAGGAGATATGGATTTTTTCAGACTCAGGATTAGCCTGTTCAGATTGTAATTCTAATAATTTTTAGCGGCCCATTGTTCACACTCATTCGCAGTATCTCGAGTAGCTGTATAACGTTTGCCTAAATAACGGACAGTGATACGCCACGCGTCTCCGCGCTTAACCGGCTTTTGCATAATAACACTCCAAATTTCATGGTACTGCAATGGAAATATAAAGCGTTTTTTAATGCGAATTTTGAATTGACCTATAGACAATAACAAAACCACCTAATTCTTTCGAATTAAGTGGTTTTTGAATTTTGGAGCGGGAAACGAGACTCGAACTCGCGACCCCAACCTTGGCAAGGTTGTAATAATTGTTAAATATCAATTGGTTATATTTAAATGATGTCGAAGTGGTGTCGAATAAATTTTTACAATTATTTTATGCTTTAACTATAATTAATTTTAAATTTTACTGGATGAAAAAGATGAACTTATCAGCATTATCAATTTCTGAGCTAACGGATAAAATTACAGCTGATGGCACAATTAATTATCTAACAGGAAAAAAATTAACTCAACTATTCAATTCTTTCGGATCTCGAGATGACTACGATACCTTAGTTAAACAGGATAAATTTGGATCTAGGGCAACTTACACTAAAAATAAGTTGCAAGAAATTAATGGAACTATTCATTTAAAAAATTTACTTGAATATTTAGTGGATGAACGAAATACAGATAATTCTGAAAATGTTGCCGAGGAATTAAATAAAATCCTTAAATATGATGGTTTTTGTCTTGAAAAGGGACTCGATAATATTTACCGAATTACAGGTACAGACTTCCCAGAAGAACTAAAAGTTAATCCTGTGTTTGAAGATATAGAAAAAGAAATAATTCAACATATTAGATCAGCACAATTCTTAATTTGGGTAGCAGTTGCTTGGATTACATCGAGACCTATAGCTGAAGCTTTGTACAATCAACATAAAAAAGGTGTGAATATCAGAATCGTAGTAAATGACGATCAGCTTACTAAAACCAATGGTATAAAGTTTGAGAATACAACAATAGAATATTATAAAATTTCTCCATTAAACGCTTCATACAAAAATACGATGCATCATAAGTTCTGCATTATTGATCTAAAAAAAGTAATAACAGGTTCTTTTAACTGGACTAATAAAGCAAACTTTAATAATGAAAATATTTCTGTTATAGAGCAACGGGAGCAAGGAGAGGCATATGCCCAAGAATTTCTTAAATTAATAAAAGATATTGAAAGAAAATAAAGGCGCCTAGGGCGCCCTTTAATTTTTCCTTCTCGACTGTCGTTGCTGCCTTTGCCGATTAAGGTTTTCAAGGATAGGTAAAACTTCATTAGGATTGTAAAGATGCTTGCCGTCAGTTCCTTTATTAAATGGACGAAGCTCATCAATAATCAATTTACGAGACAAGCTATAGCGATCCATTAACCATGCAGCAGTAACGCGGTTTGGTATTTCCTCGGCTTTCATTTCAATGACTTTCCCAACATTAGGAATGATCTCATGAATGAAAACCTGAGGTGGCTTTTCTGCTTCAACAACGACTATATATTTTCCCATACCTTTACCTATTTAATTACTACTAAATACTGCAATGTTCTCAAGAGTGACCGCAGAGGGTCAGCAATACAGTCACTCATGTAGAACATCGCAGCTCAATAATTAGTTACTTACTTAATGCTGTTTTTAAGTTGCTTGGTTAGTCAGTTTCATCATTAGAATGGTTCCTCCAGTAAATAATCAGGTTCAGATTCTGGCTGAGAAACTGCAGGATTTTCTAATTCAAAGCGGCGTTTTTTAACAAAATCCATTAATCTGGGTTGAATCTGCGGATCGCGTGCCGCCACGTCTATTTCCAGTGCATCCAATGTTGTGAGGTCAGGTGCGTTTTGGATCTGAACCATTAATGATGGTGGTTCACCTTCTGCTGGCGTTATATTTGCCAATTCTTCTAACCGTTTATGAGTAGCAAGTAGAAGGGGCTTTGTTTGGTCATCAGTCCATGTACGTGCGTAACGATAAACAGCATTTACTTCGGCAGGCGTTTTGGACTCACGCACTCGCTGGAGAAGAGTATCAAGTGTCTTTTGATATTCAGGATCAGCTATAGGTTCATTAGCTGCTGAAGCTAGTGCATCCTCAGAAGTAGTGACATTAGTTTGTTCAGTAATAACAATTGTGGGCTGTTTTGCTTCGGCAATAACTTCAGAAGTCTTTTCTGTAACCGCTGTCTTTTCAGTTTTAACTTGTTCCTCTTTTTTGCCTCGCTGTTTTTTAGGCTTCTCATTAAAACCATCTTCAATTTCAACATAGTCGATAGCTTGACCAAATGTTGCACCTAAGGCTTTCAGTTGAAGCACTGCATTTTCTGAGTCTGCCTGAGCAAAACCATTCATTACGCTATAAAAAATCTCACAATTTTCAGGATTAAATTTAGCCTTCACAATTCGAGTTGGCATAACAATAAAGATTTCTTGATCATCCTCAACTTCATGAGCTGCCAAAGGTTTTGTAAATTGGATACCTGCTAACTCCATCAATTCGGCCTTGATGCAGAATTCAAAACCCGGTTTACCAAATACAGAAGCAGGGAACTGATCTAAATCAGAAAATTCCAACATGTCACCAATAGGGCGACAAAGTACTGTTTTACCTTTTTGAAGTGCTGCAAATGCTTCCTGAGCAGTTAAATTATTTTTCATGCTGTCATCCCATTTTTAGCTAATGTTTCAATTTCTTGTTTAACTGCTGATAGCTTTTCAGCTTCAATTTGAATAAGGGCATCAATTCCGAAATGCTCACATACGGTTTTTACATCGAGGCCACGTTCACCAATGAAGTTTTGTAGCTCGTCTCTTTGTTCGTCTGAGATACCGTTAAACTCAGGTGGACTAATCCAAACACAACGCTCTTTATCAAAAGTGCAATTCAAAGCTTTCGCGCGCATAAGCATTGCTTGGCGCATGTTTTGGTAGTACATGTGCTCTTTATCAAGCGATTCAGTTAATTGGTTAAAATCGCCTGCATGCTCAGCTTCTTCACAGCTTTGTTTCCAGTTATCTAACTCTTCTTGAGCTTTAGCTGCTGCAAGTTGTGCAGGTGTTAAAGTGTTGATGTGGTCCTTAGCTTGAGTGATAAGGTCAGCCAAGAATGTAGGATTAGCTTTAAGATCTGGTACCCATACTTCACCAGTTTCACCTCCTAAAGCACCTGAGTTTTTTGCATGGTGTGTAGGGGACGGTTTAAAGCTGATAACACGGGCATTTTTACCTTCACCAGTAGTAACAGTTGATAGATAACCCATGACGTCTGCAATGCGGTAAAGCTCATTACGGTTCTTACCACCTAGATCTGGTCGGTAAATAATTTGATCGCCATTTTGATCTTCTGAAGTATGAGCAATAAAAACAACATCTTTGCCAAGGCTAATCAAAGTATTGATGTATTGCTTAAAAGTTTGATTTGCTAAACCTTGTGCTTTTAACTTTAAAGAACCATCTTTTTGACGGTTATTAGCAGTAAGTAATAGATGAGTTTTAATGCATTCAAGCATTGCGCCCACAGTATCAATAACAACAGTTTTATAAGGTGCAAGGTCTTGGGGAGTTAAGTTTGCAACATCACTCCATTGTTGAACCTGTACAACTGCACCGCGCCGTAATTCACCAGTACGGTGAGCACCACGGTCAAAGTCAAAAGAAATTGCTTTTTCCGCAGTAAAACCCATTGATGATTTACCAAGACCAGGATCGGCGTATAGGTAAACAATGATTGCTTGAACCAATAATGTTTGGTCAGCAGTAATAATCGGTAGAGCCATTTTTCTTATCCTTATCTTGAGCCAGTGAAGCCGCGCTTTTGCTTGTAAGCTTTGCGGTCATAAGTAGGGATGTTTGTTTCACGCAGCTTTATTGCGAGTTGTTTTCTGCGTTGAAAATCAATTTCTTGAGAAATTTCATTCCAAACTTTTGGATAATCTTTTTTGAACTTTTCAACATTCAAAGGTGTCTTAACTTCGTCTTTAACTTTGTAAAGAACTGAGCCATTAGCATTAGAGGCATATACTTGCCAGCCAATGCGGACTGAGTAGAGGCTTGTTGAACGGTCAAGACCTAAGAAAGACTTGTAGCCGTCAGGGTGTTTTTTGAAGTTAGACATGTTCAGCCTCCAAACATCCAAGTTGCAGCGGCTACAGCAATCACCCAAAGGATGAAAGAGAGGACAATAAACTTAATAAAGTCGATTGCGTTGGCTTTGATGGTGGCTAAACGGGGGGGGCGCTGTTCTTCAACAGTTGGGTGTTGATATAAACGAGCAGTCGTTTGACTCTGGATAGTGTTTTGTTTCATACTTATCTCGCAGTTTGCAAAAGCACATCGGGGGTCGAAATCTGATGTGCTTTTTTGTTGTCTGTGAGAAAAATATACCTGCAAGGTAAAATAAAGTAAATACCTGTGAGGTGAAATTAAATTAATAATTTTTTTTACTTCTTAGGTGTAATTTATGTAAGTTAATAAAAAGCCCACATAAAAGTGGGCTTATTACTTAGTAAATTAATTCATTAATTAGCTTGAGGATGATGCTGTCTATGCTGGCTTGGGGGAACGATATCAGTAATTGCAGTTATACTTTCAACTTCTTCCATGTCAAAAGTAAGTCTTTCACCACCATTAACCGCCAATAGATTTAAAACATTATTGTGTATTCCAATAAACTCTTTAATAGTACACCTGCCATCTTTTAAACAAACTTGAACAAATTCTGTAGGTGTTAGTTCTGCATCTGGATCGCAAACAACATACCAACCATTACGAATAGCAGGGTACATAGAGTCTCCAGTTCCTTTAATTGCGTATGAGCGATCTCCTGCAGTATGAGTTGGAACATATCCATCTCCTGCATTACCGTCATATCCCATATCTGTAAAATAACCGTCCATCCCCATTTTGCTGTAAGCTTTTACTGGTACCCATCTTTTTGAAATTACAAAAGGATTCTCCACAGTTCTAGAGAAAAGAACTGCATCTTCACTATCTGGAATATTATATTTCTTCTTAAAGGCTTCTATATCAATTTGCTTAAAACCAGAAACTGAATCTGATTGCTCTGAAAGTTCACTTTGATTATCAGATTGGTCTAAATAACCACGAGGCTTATTAAAAGCTTCTTCAATTTTTAAAGCAGTTTCATCACCAATATTCTTGGTTGGATTCTTACCAATGTATTGACTCAACAACCCATAAGCCATTTCGATTTTTTCGGCGAATTCAGAACGAGTTAGTCCTGATTCCTTCATTAATTTCCTTGTATTACCAAGTCTAATTTCATGAATAGTCTTTAATTCACTCATTTTTCAATTCACCTCTAGCGCTGAACTCAAAAATACCTAATGGGTAGAAAAAATAAATACCCTTACAGGTTGTATTTTATTTACCTTGTGGGTATATTTATTAAATAAAATTACCAGTGAGGTGTATTTATGCTTACTCTTCATAGCTATTGGCGAGGATTAAGTGAGAGTGACCGTCTCAAGTTCTGCAAAGAAGCAGAAGTTTCATATGGATACATGGAAACCCATTTAATCCATGCTCGCAAAAAACCAAGAATGGAAACCATTCAAAAAATGGTTGACGCAAGCAATCAAAAATTAACTCACGAAAGCCTATTTGATTTCTTTTTAGGTACATCAAAAACAGCTTAGGAAAAACCATGAGCAAATTATCAATCGAACTCTCTGCAAGCGCCAGAAATGATGCATCTCGCATATTGCATGGTCTTGATTTAAGCAATCAAAAAGAGATTGCAGAACACTTAAAGGTTGATCCAAGCACTATAACTCGCCTTAAAACTGATAAGAAAAACAATGGCTTGAATGAAATTGAAATGTTTTGCGAGTTGTTGAATTTACTAGGGCTGAAAGTTGTACCCAAAGATTATCAAAGTATTGATAAAGAAAGAGTTGCTGCACTTTTAGTCATGTCTAAAAGTTGGATGAACCGTATTGAAACAGTTGATGACTTATTTCACGACGAAATCAGTGGTCAAAAGGAAAAGCTTGGATATTAAAAAAGCCTGATTTCGTGGATCAGGCTTAGTTAATTCAATTACTGGCTAGAGGAACTGAATATGCAAACTAATGTATCAAATCAACAGCAAATAATCCAGAGCTGGTTTGAACCGGCTTTAAATACTCTCAGAGCATTAATCAAAAAATGTGAAGAGAACTTAGAACGTATCAAGGCTGACAAGAAAAATGCCGCAGTTAAGCGGGATGACTTCAAAGACGTTTTGGTCCGTCAACATCGTATGACTTATATGCAAGCTGAGGAAATTATCAAAAGCCTTGGCCGTGCTGGTCGAATTCGCTTCTTAGGAAGTACTTATATTCAATTGAATAAGGGCGGTGAAGTATGAAATACAGATTTTACCTAGCCTGCTTTCGCGACAACGTTGGTTCAAATGTAAGTTTCCAGCGTCATCAGTTTCGTGGTTACCACACTGATATTAGCCAGGCTCATACTTGCACTCTAGAAGAGGCTCAATATCATTTTGATCATGCTCGTGAATATGATCGCCCAATATCTGCTGACCATGTGGATGAATTGGCTGTTTGGAAAGTTGATCACCAATACATTCCAAATGAAACCCACATAATTGATGGAGTTATGGGCTATGCCGTTTTTGTAAAAGGGCAATACGATGGAAATGATGTTTTTTGGCTGAATAAAAAGAGCTTTGAAACTTCTACAGATTTTGAATTGGCTTCATATTTTTCATTAGAAGAAATAACAGAATTAGGTAAGCAATATATTGCAATACCTTATCACTTGGCAGACAAGGTCAAAAGAAGAACCTTTGATTTTAGTAAATATAATCCTCGCACTATGACACAAGGAGCAGGCTTAAAAATGCCAGCTCATCTTAAGAAAGCTAAACGTCGTGTAGAAAATCCAAAGTCTCGTTTTAACTGTCCAAGTTGCGGAAAGATCATATGGCAATACAACCCATATGAATTTGATCATTGTGATCATTGCGGCCATATCGGGGATTAATGAATGAATTATTACCAACACCATATTGGTGACTTTAACAATGCAACTCGCCACCTAAGTTTAATTGAGCGTGCGATTTATCGCGACTTATTAGATATGTATTACGACACTGAAAAGGCGATTGATGCATCAAGCATTGATCGTTTAGCTCGTCGTTTGCAATGTACTACTGAAGACCAGAAAGAGGCTCTTAAATACGTTCTTGATGAGTTTTTTATCCTTGAAGAAGGTGTATATCGCAATAATCGCTGTGAGCGTGAAATTGCAGAATTCCACGGGAAAAAGAAACAAGCGAGTGAGGCTGGTAAGGCGTCTGCTGCAAAACGTGCAGCGAAAAAGAAAGTATCGTCTAACAATGGTTCATCTAATGATGATCAGTCGTTTAACGAAAATTCAACGGTCGTTGAAAATCCGTTAAACGAAGAACTATCGGACGTGCAACCAACCAATAACCATAAACCATTAACCATAAACCAAGAACCAATTATTGATAGTAGTGGTAATACGCGTGGAGAAAATTCGCAATTAACTCCAATTCAATTTGCTCAGTATCAGATCGATGACCACAAGCGTTACTCAATGCGTGAATTCATTTCTGAATACAGTGAGTTTCAATACGATTTCATTTCACTTGCTCAACAAAGATTTGTTTCTGTATCTGAAATCGATTTAAGAACCATGATTCAAAACTTTGGTGACTGGTACTTTGCAAACGAATCAAGCTCATTGAATACACCAAGTATCTGGCTTGTTAAGTGGTTTTCATGGGTTCAAAACAATGAGAAACAGATTGCAGCTAACCGCAAGAAGCAACAGCAAATCTCTACATCGGGTCATAAACCACAAGAGCCTGGTTACTTCGCAAATCTTTTTGAAGAACAAAACGAGTCTCAAATTGTGGATGTAACCCCAGCAAAAAAGTTTCTAGTGAGTGAGGGGGTAGGTCATGCATGAGATTACCTTGAAGGAAGTGCGTCAATTAATCGCATCTCTTCGCACTGTTTACGCTGCTCAGTTCAATAAGCAATTTCCTACAAGTGGTGAAAGTGCAATTCCATTATCAGTAGTTGAGCAAATCGCACTTAAAACACTGGTTGGCGTTCAACAAAACCAATTTAACAACGCACTTGGTCGTTTACTAACAGCAGGAGGACGCTTTATGCCGTCATTTGCCGAGTTTCGCACCTGGTGTATCGGTGAAAGTTGGATGTCTCCAGAAGAAGCTTGGTCTCGCGCATGTAAGTTTACAACTGACCGTTCCGTGGTCATTACCCAAATCACTAAGTACGCCTTAGACGAGGTTATGTATTTGATTGAAGGCGGGCAAATGCGAGTTGCGCAAGATAATTTCTTTGGTACCTACAATGTGATGGTGGCTCAAGCTCAATTAAAAGGCCGTCAGCAAGAGTTCTACACTCCGCCGCTACAACTAGAACACAAAGAACCTAAACACGTTCCTGTGAGCAATGACGAGGCTCAAAAGCACCTTAACTCTCTAATGCAACGCTTAAAGATTAATGGCCGTAAACCTGCACCGGTTCAAAAACTTGAGGCAAAAGAAAAAGAACCTGAGCTTACACAAGAGTTAGGTCCAGATCCTTTTGATAATCCACATGAATATGCAGAGATGTGCCGCCGTGAGGGAATGCCTATTCCAAGAAATATTCTTCAGCTAATTGAAGGGGCGAATGTATGACCAAATTCGAGATTTTAGGCTGGGGCTTACTCATTTCGTTTGTTTCGGCAGTACTTTGCGGTGTGGTTGTTTTGTGGTGGTTGGCACGTAAAGAACATGGTGAGGTTGAACCATGAGTGAGTTTAAAACTAACGATTACGTTGTTCTTGTTGATGAGGGAACTCAAGACTGGTTGTGTCAAGTTGTTGATCACAAATTCTCTAAAGATACTTACAGGGTAAAGATTTTGGCAATAGGACAGTGTGGGCCTTTGTTCAAAAGAGCAATGCGGCATGCAACTCCTGAAGAAATAGCAGCAGGCCACCGCATTGGTGAGGTGAAAAATGGACAGTAAATGGATTGAGCAACAGCGCCGTGAAATGGAAAAACTTATTTCACCAGAGCTAATAAAGTCGAGAGAGGAAGCGCGTCAAAGCTATTTTGAACACATGAAAAATGAAATGGCTGGACAAGTAGCACACTCGATTGAACCCCTCAAATGTAAAAAGCAAAACACCCAGGTTGAACTTAAGCTTTCAATTGAAAAACTGGCTCAGAAATATAAACAAGATGCTCATGCCTCAAGCCTTTTTGGTGATCAGGATAAAGCGCGAGTTTATAACTGCTTTGCTAATCAATTGGAAAATTTGCTGAAAGGTGGTGCTTGATGTCATCAGTCAGCATTGCTGAATACCGCAAGTTATTTCCGATAAAGAAAAATAAAAAGCGGCGTTCAGCAAAGCAAGTTGCCAGACAACCAAGTGTGGGAGAAATGGTGCTGGCAACACATTTAAGAGCATGCAAAATCAGTTTTGAGCAGGAATACAAGTTCCATCCTGAACGTAAATGGAGAGCAGATTTTTTAATAACGGGTACAAAGATTTTGATTGAGGTGGAAGGCGGGATCTGGAGTGGAGGTCGTCATACAAGAGGCAAGGGCTACATAGGAGATATGGAGAAATACAACGAAGCAGCAGCGATGGGTTATACGGTTTTACGGTTCAGTACTGAGCAAGTTAAGTCAGGTTTGGCACTAAAAAAAATTGAGCAATTGGTGGGAGATAAAAACTGATGAATATCGAAGTGAAAATTAAGCCAACAGTTAGAATGATGCAGAATGAGCTTGCCCAATGGGGGAAATGGGCGCGAAATGCCTCTTTTAATCCTAGTGAGTTAATTTATAAATCTCCAAGTTTAGGATTAATGCGACTAAAAGAGGGATTTAAATCTAAAGGTATTCAAGTTACTTTGAATGATGAAGCACTAGTTGCAATTGACCATTTAGTCATGCAGTTAAAGTTATCTCGACCAGATTTATACCAATGGATTGAGTTTCATTATTTAAAAGGGTATCCAGTTGCAGTTCTGGCTACACATACAAAAGTTGATCGAAGAAATATTGATAAATATTTGTTAGCAGCTGAAACATGGCTAGATAGTAGACTTGAATCTATTTGTCAAAATCTATGAAATATTAGTTAAGGTGATTATTAATGGCAGATGAAATAACTGTAATTCAAGCAACAATAGAAGCTGCTCGAATTCAAAAGTGGGGAACTATTTGGGGGGCAGTGATAGGTGGTATTGCAATTGCAGTAGGTGTGTATTTCTCGTGGAGAACATCTTTGCATTTGCAAAAAGAAGCAAGACTTGCGGAGACAAGGAAAAATGTATATCTAGAGCTAGTTGAAAATTACTCAAAAATGATCTTAGGTTTTCAATTATTATTATCAGAATTAGATAAAAATTGGGAATTGCAAAAAAATCTAGTTCATACTTTTAGTACTTCACTTGATAAAGCAGCATTTATTTGTGAAACTTCAACGAAGGAACAAATATATAAATTTTTAGATGTTTTTATAGAAAAATTTCGTAATTTACAGGAAAAAATTAATCCATTAATTATTTCGAACAGCGAAATTGAAAAGTTATACTCCAGACATTCTAGATCTATTAAGCTATTTAATAATGCTTCTGAAGAGTATGAAAGAATCAAGTTATTTGGAGAGGGAATTGAGAGAATTCCATTGATACAAAAATATTTTGATGAAAAACTTAAAGAGTCTGAAGGTTACTTAAATTCGATGAATGTGCTTGGTGAAAAAATTAAAATTGATTCTAGTGAAATAAGCCCATTAATAACTGATTTAATAAATGAATCAAATATGAATGCTAATAAAGTTGTTCATCTATTAAGAAAAGAATTAGGGGCAAAGACCGATATTGATTTAGATACGAAATTACAAAATTTAATGATCATCGAGTAGAATTCTTGCATTGCGCGCAGAGATATGACATATTCGTGCTATAGTGTTCGAAGTGTAAGTAAATCACTAGTATTAAAGCTCATCATTTTGTGGGCTTTTATAATTTGCTTTAGAAAATTAATGTTATAATAAAAGAATAGATTACTTAGGTCTGTTGTTGTAGAGGAATGCATAAGTGGTTCAGTTCCACTTGTAGTGCTAGGATTAGTTGCCTTTTGCTTATCTTTTTTGTTGTCTTGTTTAACTAACTATTCAACTGTTTCATTAAGTTTGCTGGAGGTGCGTATGGTAAAAAAACATTCAATTATTGCTTTATCCATGTTTGCGAATGGTGTGGTAATTAATCTGTTTAGTACTCAGCTTGTAGCAGTGCAGACCTAAGTGATTTAATTAAAAGCTCATCAAATGATGAGCTTTTTTATTTTGTGCTATAGTCCAGTCTAATTAAAAACTGGTACTTAAAATGAATATCTGTGTTGGTGGTGAATTGGATGGGCAAAAAATAGAAAAAGAGGGTAGGTTACTTAAAGCTTCTGATATCGATCCATCATTTAAAACCGAATACTACAAACAGATTTACAACCGTGACAATGTGGTTTATCAATTTTGGTTACCAGTCGGTTCTAATCTACATGATATGTCAAAATTAGTATTGGATATCTTAAGAGCACCTAAAAACTAGTTTTATCGTTTGCCGAACGTATTACGGCGCAAATGGCCTCGCTAAATATCGATTATTGGCGGGGCTTTTTCTTTTATTAATTTGATGATTTAGTTCTCGATAGTAAATAATTCACTATTGAGAACTAAGTATATGAAAAATATAAATAATTTGATTTTGGGTTTTATGTTTAGTATGTTGGTAAATATTAATTAATTTTAGGTGAAAATATGACTTTATTTATTGGTGGTCACCATCATGGACAATTTTTGTCGAAAGACGAGTCACATTTGAATTTAGAAAGTATTCCAAAGCAGTACGGACCAAGAACAGGTATGCAAAGGCCAACAGAGTCATACTTTAGAACCCAAGTAAGCTTCCAAGGAGAAGTGAAAACGTTTTATATAATTTCTGGTAAACAACCAATCGAAATGAGAGATGAAATACTTGAATTATGGGATCAAGTAAAATCAGACATATATGCTATCTAAAAAGTTTAAGAAATTTTCTACCTTTTTCGGGCGGTTGTCTTTTGTGCTATAGTCCAATCAGAATAAAACTGGAACAAAAAATGTTTATTTGTATTGGCGGTGATTTAGACGGTGAGGTTGTAAATGGCCGTGAAGATACATATTTTAAAGCCAGCGAAATTGACCCAAGTAAACAATCAGCTTATAACAGACAAAGCTATATTGTAGAAGGGAATACTTATCGTTTTTGGCTTTGTGCGGAATTGCCTTATTTTGAAACTACGCAAATCGTTCAAAAGCATCTAGCCAAAAAGTATAAAAAAGAAACCAAAGAGGATGCTGCAAAAAATGCCGCAAATGGTGGTGGGAAATTTGGAACTATGGGAACACAAGTGAAAAGTTAAAGATAAATCTTGGAGTGGTTTTTTAAAAAGCTTATTATTCATAAAAATTTTAAACTTTTTATAATTATGAATGATTCATCAGGTTTACTTAAGGACTTTATTGAAAACAAGCCTTTGTATAGTGGTTTATATCTTCTGGGCAAAAAGGGTACTAAGCGAGAATTTAATTTAAGAGAAATACAAGGATTTTGTTCAAAGTGTGAAAGTGAAAAGCCTTTTCACAATGATTCAACACATGATCGCATTGGTTTTTTACTTGAGTACGAAGAAGTAATTTACGCAGAAGTTTTTTTTAGGTGTGTATCTTGTCGAAATAGAGTTATGGTATTTTGGCTCAGGTTTTGTCAAATAGATGACTCTGCAATAATTGTTGAGAAAATAGGCCAGTTCCCACAAAAAGAACTTCCTAGGAGCAAGTTGCTGAGCAAATTCTTTAAGTCTGATAAAGAGGAATATAATAAAGCTATTATTTGCATAGCAAATGGATATGGTGTTGCTGCTTTTGCTTACATGAGAAGGATTGTTGAAAACAATATTGTGAGTTTATTGGAACAGATACAAGAAGGCGTTGATAAAAATTCAGATATTGCAAAGAGTGTAAATGATTTGAAAGCAACCAGCCCAATGTCTGATCGGATTAAAATTGCAAATAATGCTCTGCCTGATTACTTAAAGCCTGATGGGTTTAACCCATTAGGGCAAATATATGCCCTACTAAGTGATGGTGTACATTCTCTTACGGATAAAGAATGTTTGGAGAAGGCAGAAAATATTCAAGCTTGCTTGGAGTTTATGATTAGTGAACTAGCTGCTCATAAACAAAATAAAGAAGATTTTAAAAAGCGATTAGCTGCTTTAAAAAAGTAATTCATACCGCCCAAGTGGCGGTTTTTTAATGGGTGAAATAAATGGACACTAATGAATACTTTTGGCTCACAAGAAAAAAAGAACCTAAAACCAAACCCAAAAGTAGACCATTGCCTAAGGCTAAAGAAAAATATCTCGAGGCTGAAGAAACATTATTTCAAGAATTAGAAGAGCATCGAATTGGATACCGAAGAAAATTTCAATTTGAATCAACTAAAAATTGGCGGTTTGATTTTTATATTGTGAAGTTGAATCTTCTTATAGAAATTGCTGGTAGCCCTTGGGCCGTTGGTCGGGGTGGCACAAAGATAGCAAATTCATTTAATAAATATGATCTTGCTTTAGACAAGGGCTTTAAATTTGTGCGTCTTGAATCTCATCAAATTGAATCAGGTTATGCAATCAATTGGATAAAAAGCGAATTAGCGAGAATTGAAGATGGAACAGATCAGACCATTCCCACCAACTGATTTTATTGACCAAGCTGAAGAAGAGGAAGCAACTCGTTTAGTACCAGCACCAGACCTAAAGAAATGGGTTGTGGCTAATTACTTAACGATTGGTGGACCTCTTCATAACCCGGATCATGACCATATTGCTGAGTTGCTTCATGATAATGAAGAGTTCTTAGCATTTGCTTGGGCTTCTTCTGCATATAAAAGCAAGCAAGCTATGGTATTGGGCCAGTGCGAAAAAGTCATGTTCAATGTTGGTGGCTGGCGTAAAGCTAGACAAGAGCAACAGATGCGAGACTGGTTTGGTTTTGTACCTACATATTTAATAACGGTCGATGCATCTTTCTGTGAGCGTGCAAACGATACAGAGTTCTGTTATTTGCTTGAACATGAGCTTTATCACATTGGTGTGATGAAAGACGAAGACGGCAAAATCATTTATAGCGATAGCACGGGGTTGCCTAAGCATTACCTAGCTGGTCACGATGTAGAAGAATTTGTTGGCGTAGTTAAACGTTATGGACCAAGCAAAAATGTTAAGCGACTTATTGAAGTCGCAAAAAATCCGCCGTTTGTTTCGAATTTAGATATTTCTAAATGCTGTGGAAACTGTGTGATTAATTAATGTACTAAAAGCATCACATTAAAGATATTCAATACAACTAGTTTTCAGTAGTTTTAAGAAAACTAGGAGAAAATCATGGCCACTTATAAGCAGCTTCAAGAATATATAAAGGAACATCACCAAATTACAGCTCAGTCCTGTTGGATTGCTCATGTTAAATCGGAACATGGAATAACAATGCGAACTAATCGGCAAGGTAAAGAAAGAGTTAAACCATGCCCATTGAAGCATAGAGATAAAGTTGAAGAGGCTTTAAGACATTTTAAGATGATCCCCTAGAGAGGGGATTTTTTTTGCCTTGTTTGTTGTACGTAGCTGTACGGAGTTGAATTTATGGCAGCACTAAAAGAGCCTGTGAAAATATTTATAGTTCAGTCTCTTGCTTGCCGTGATACACCTCAAGAAGTGGTGGAAAGCGTCAAACAAGAGTTTGATGTAGAAATTAGCCGAAGCCAGTGCCAGGCATATGACCCAACAAAATATTCAGGTCGAAACTTAAGCCAAAAATATGTAGAGCTTTTTGAGAAAACCCGTGATGAGTTTGACAAGGGGTTAATTGATATTCCAATTGCTAGTAAGTACTACCGATTAAAGCAATATCAAAAACAACTTGAGCGAACGAGAAATGTCAAAACTGTTTTAAAGATTCTAGAGCAAGCTGCTAAAGATATTGGCGGTCAGTTTACTAATCGCCAAGAAATAACAGGTAAGGACGGCGGACCAGTCCAAACAGTTAATTCTGAAATTCCAGTTCCAGTGGAAGATTATTTAAAAGCTCGGAAGGAGGTCTTAGATGAGTACTGATGCGGCTCGGGATAAAGCAATCCGGATCGAATCGCAAGAAGATTTATATTTCTTCACAAGGTACATGTTTAAGGAGCGCCGCAACTACAAATGGATGCAGAACTGGCACCACTTAGAAATCTGTGAAGCTTTGATGAAGGTTTATCGTGGTGAAACTAAGCGGTTAATTATTAACGTTCCACCTCGATACTCAAAAACAGAGATTGCCGTAATCAATTTTATGGCTTGGTGTTTTGGTAAAAATCCTGATTCAGAGTTTATTCATATCAGCTATTCGGCAACGCTTGCTGCTAATAATGCGTTTCAAGTAAGGACACTGGTACAAGAGGAAGCCTATAAGAAAGTCTTTCCTGACTTTACATTACGAGAAGATAGTAAGGCTAAAGACTTCTGGCGAACTTCAGAAGGTGGTGCCTGCTATGCGACTGGTACAGGCGGTACCATTACTGGCTTTGGTGCGGGAAAACTTCGTAAAGGCTTCGGTGGTTGTATCATTATTGATGACCCACATAAAGCACATGAAGCATCTTCTAAAACTATTCGAGAAGGTGTGATTGACTGGTTCCAGAACACACTCGAGTCACGTACAAACTCACCAGATACACCAATTATTGTCATTATGCAGCGACTTCATGAAGATGATTTGGCTGGATGGTTACTAGGAGATAGAAAGGATGGTGTTCCTGTAGCTGGTGGTAACGGTGAAGTGTGGGAACATCTTTGTCTTTCAGCTATTCAAGAAGATGGATCAGCACTTTGGCCTGCAAAACACAATATTCAAAAATTAAAGCAAATGGAGCAAGCCGCTCCATATGTATTTGCTGGTCAATACCGTCAAATGCCTTCACCGCCTGCAGGCGGTTTTTTTAAGCCTGATAATATTGAAATTGTGGATGCTTTGCCTGCGGATGTAGTGAAGCAGGTACGAGCTTGGGACTTTGGTGCAACTGAGAATGAAGGTGACTTTACTGCAGGTGTTAGGGAGGCTTTAGGCGCAGATGGCTATACATATATTGTTGATGTAACGAGAGGGCAGCTTGGTCCAGACAACGTTAATAAGCGGTTAAAGCAAACTACTGAGCTAGACGGCAAAAACGTCACTGTTCGTATACCTCAGGACCCTGGTCAAGCTGGTAAATCACAGGCTAGTGCTTTTGTGAAGCTTTTAGCAGGTTATAGCGTGATTGCTAAGCCAGTTTCAGGCGACAAATTGACAAGAGCGCAACCATTTGCAGCTCAAGTTAACGTGGGAAATGTGCGAATGCTCAAAGGTGATTGGAATAAGGCCTTTATTGAAGAGCTTCGAAATTTCCCTAACGGGACAAATGACGACCAGGTTGATGCTGGTTCTGATGCTTTTAATGAAATACATGAAGGCTTTGAAGTCTTCTTTGCAGATATGGGGTTTGCTCGATGAGTGACGTAACTTTTCAACATCCTGAATATGTTAAAAACTTGCCATACTGGCAGAAAATGGATGATGTTTGTGAAGGTGAAGATGCAGTCAAAGCTAAGGGCGAAAAGTATCTACCGAAACCTAATGCCCATGATAAAACACCAGCAAACAAGAGTGCTTATCTAGCCTACTTAATGCGGGCAGTTTTTTATGAAGTTACAGGTACAACTTCAAATAGCTTAGTTGGTGCAGCATTTGCAACAGATCCAAGTTTTAAGTTTCCTCTTGAGCTTGCTCATTTAGAACGTAATGCTAACGGCGCTGGATTAAGTGCTTATCAATTGGCACAGAACGGGATCAGACATTTATTAAAGCATTACCGGTTCGGTTTATATGTAGATTACCCAGCAGTAAAACCGGCACGAAATCTTGCTGAGTTTAAAGCACAAAAAGCCTTTCCGATGATTCACTTACTGAATGCCATTGATATTACAAATTGGGATTCAATGATGATCGATAACCAAAAAAAGCTTTGCTTGGTGGTTATACGTGAATTTAGGTCTGAACGTGGTGCTGACGGCTTTAGTAAAACTGAAGTAGAGCAGTACCGAGTTCTTCGTTTAGAACCTGACGGTGAAGAAAATTATATTTATTCAGTTCAGGTTTATACCAAAAGTGATAAAGGAACTTGGGTAGGGGGAGATAAAACGTTTCCCACTGATCATAACGGTGATTTTTGGTCATATATTCCATTTACTTTTGTAGGAGCAATTGATAACTCAGAGGAAATTAAGAAACCGCCGTTGCTTCCTTTAGCTAACCTTAATTTGGCTCATTACCGAGACAGTGCGGACTTTCAAGAGTCCGTTTTTTATATGGGCCAACCCCAGTTTTATGCCAAGGGTGTCAATTGGGCTTGGTACGACGAGGCCAAAAAGCGTGGCATTTATATCGGTGCAAAAGTTCTATTACCTTTACCTGAAAACGGTGATTTGGGGATTGTTCAAGCAGAACCAAATACTTTAGCTCGGGAAGCTGCGAAGGATAAATGGGAACAGATGAAGGAAATGGGGGCGCGCTTAATTGAAAAGGGTTCAGCAGGGAAAAAGACTGCTACTGAATCAAATAGCGATGACGCCGTGCAGCATTCAGTCCTTTCATTATGTGTCGTGAATACGAATGAAGCGCTATCAGCTGCATTACGATGGGCTGCCAAGTTTGTAATACCAAATGTGGATGTTTTAACTAAAGACGGACTGATGTTCGAAATTAGTCAGGAATTCAATAAACAAGGTTATCAAGCTGAACTAGCTCGTCAATTGTATGAGTCAGCTTTACAAGGCCGTTCTTCATTTAAATCTTGGTGGGAATATAACCAGACTGGAATGTTCCCAAAACAAAAATATGAAGAAGAGCTGGTCAATGTCGAAGGTGAAAAAGACGGGACCGTGAATCTATAGGTGGGTGATATGGCTAAAGATAATAAAAATCTTTTGGAGGTACTCACTCAACATCAGGCTTATCTTTATCGTGCTTCTTCGCAATCAGTAAATGAATTATTGGGTTTATTCAATGATGATACGAACGCAATGCTTTCAAAGCTTCGTGATTTATTGGATGAACTTAGTGATTCAGAAAAGATTGCTTTAGCTGGAGGGAAATACACAACTTCAAACCTTAAGGAAATAAGAGATTTAATTTCCCAATGGTTTAGTAGTGTTAATTCAAGCTTACCTGAAGCATTCGCCGTTTCAGCTACAGCGATGGCCGTATATGAAGCTAACTACATAGCAAAGTTATACGGCGCAAAGATTAGTAAGCCTGATGGTGAAAAACTGTTTTCAACAGCAAAAAAGGTTCCCTTGGCTGGTGGAGCTCTTGTTGATGATCTTTTATCAAGAATCGCTGAAAGTGCTCGTCAAAAAGTTGAATACGCAATTCGTGATGGAATCAGTACTGGAAAAACGAATCAAGAAATTATCCAGCGCATTCGCGGTACCAAGCGCCTTAATTATGAAGATGGTCTATTAAACAGCACTAAATCTGATATTGACCGGACTGTTCGGACTATACGAAGCCATGTGGCTAATCAAGCCTATCTAGACAGTTATAAGAAGATTGGCTTTGAATATGTCCGATTTGTTAGTGTCTTGGATGGTAGAACCTCAAAGCTATGTGCGTCATTGGATGGAACCATATGGGAAATTAACGACCCATCTAAACGTGTACCGCCGTTACATCCACATTGCCGAAGCATTTTGGTACCAGTTGATAAAGATGGTCGCCTTGCTGGAGAGCGTCCGTTTGTCATGGACGAACGACCAGTGAAAGACATCCCCAAAGATGAGCGCAGTCAGTTAATCGGGCAACTGGACGCAAACATCACGTTTAAAGAGTTCTTCGGCAAGACTGACGATTTCTTTCAAAAAGAATGGTTGGGGCCAAAGCGCTATAAGCTCTATAAAGAAGGAAAGTTTGATTTTGAGAAATTCTTTGACCCTGAAGGGCGGCTTTACACATTGGACCAACTTCAAAAGTTGGATGAACAGGCATTTAAGGAGTTAGGACTGTGAAAGTACTGAAGCGTGGTGAATTGCCAGCGGATAAAATTCACAATATTACCTGCAATCATTGCAAGGCTGAACTTGAGTTTTACGAAAAAGAAGCACGCATAGTGAATGATAGAAATGAAATCTGCTTAGTTGTGACCTGTCCAGTTTGTAAACAAGAGCTTTGGAAAGCAAAGTAATCAATATACTTTAACCATAGCACCTTCGGGTGTTTTTTTTGTGAGTACAAAAATGTCTAAAATGTGCGGAAAAACAACAGAGCAAGAATTAGCTGGAAAAGCTGAAAAAACAGTTGCGCCCCATGTAACCGCAGCTGAAATTGATGTTTTGCTTGAGCGTGTTGAAGTTCATACAACTACATGCAATGAACCTACACCTCACGTTATGGCTATAGCATGGCTTGATGGAAAATTTCATTTAGGGACTGCAATCTCAAAATCAGTTAATCCTGAAAACTTTAATGAAGAACTAGGAATTAAATATTCCACTGAAGAGGTTCTTGAAATTGCAGAAAACAAATTATGGGAACTTGAAGGCTACCGTTTATTTGCTTCGAACTTTAAAATTATTTAATTGAAATAAAGCGTCCTTAGGGGCGCTTTTTTATTGCCTGCCGAAAGTGGATGCAGACGGCGAACCGGGTGGATGCCCATTTTGAAAATATAGGTTGGATGACCAATGAAACTTAAAACAGTAACGATCGACGGTAAGGTATATGCGGAAGTAGAAGGTGATAAACCTATCTATATTCATGATGATGGTAAAGAAATGCCACATGATGCTGCACATTCTGTGGCGACAATTGCTCGATTAAATGGTGAAGCTAAAACACATCGTGAAGCGAAGGAGGTAGCAGAGAAAGCATTAAAGGCTTTTGAAGGTATCGAAGATCCAGTAGCAGCTAAGAAAGCAATTCAGACAATGCAAAATCTTGACGATAAAAAGCTGGTGGATGCTGGTGAAGTTGAGAAAGTCAAAGCTGAAGCTATTAAAGCTGTTGAAGACAAATATGCTCCAATCGTTCAGCAACGTGATGCACTTGAAGCTTCTTTACATAAAGAGCTTATCGGCGGTGGTTTTGCTCGTTCTAAGTACATTCAAGACAACATTGCAGTACCAGTAGATATGGTTCAAGCAACATTTGGCCAGCACTTCAAAATCGAAGATGGAAAAGTAGTTGCGTACGATCCAAACGGTGAAAAGATTTATTCACGTGTTCGTCCTGGTGAACTTGCAAATGTTGATGAAGCTTTAGAGTCCTTAGTTGGTGGATATCAGCATAAAGACTTAATTCTTAAAGGTGGTAAAGGTAACGGCGGTGGATTCCAAAGTGGGGGCAAAGGTGGAGCACCTACAGGTATGAAGCGTAGCGAGATGTCTGTTTCCCAGAAAGCTGACTATATCAAAGAACATGGCAATGATGCCTTCCTAAAACTGCCGAACTAATCATTAAATATTTGGAGATAAGTAGTTATGACTACAACAGTTAATTCAGACATGATCATCTACAATCAATTGGCTCAAACTGCTTATTTAGAGCGTTTGCAGGACAATTTGAATGTCTTTAATGAGGCTTCTGCTGGAGCGATTGTTTATCGCAACGAAATCATTGAAGGTGATTTTAGTAAAGATTCATTTTACCGAGTGGGGGGAAGCATCAAGCACCGTGATGTGAACTCAAACGCTAAAGTTAATCCTGAAAAAATTGGCGCTGGTGAATCTGTAGGCGTGAAAATTCCCTATAAATATGGTCCTTATGCTTCTACTGAAGAGGCATTCAAACGCCGTGCTCGTACACCTGAAGAGTTCGCAATGATTCTTGGTTATGATCTGGCAGATGCTTTAGTTGCAGGGCGTTTACAGTACAGCTTGGCTTCATTAAAAGCAGCAATTACAAGCAATCCTGATATGGTTGCAAAAGGCAGTATCGCAGTAGATGGTCGTAAAGCTTTAACCAAAGGAATGCGTAAGTTTGGCGATAAGTTTGGCCGTATTAGTTTGTGGGTAATGAACTCAGACACCTATTTCGATATTGTAGATGATGCAATCACTAAGCAGATTTATGGCGAATCTGAAATCGTTATCTATGGTGGTTTACCAGGTACTTTAGGTAAGCCAGTATTGGTTACTGATGCAGTAGGCGATGATGATGCATTTGGTCTGCAAGTGGGAGCTGTGACTGTCACGGAATCACAAGTGCCAGGCTTCCGAGCTTATGACATTAATGATGAAGAAAACTTTGCTATTGGTATGCGTGCCGAAGGTACCTTTAACATGGATCTTCTTGGATATAGCTGGGATACAACCAAAGGTATTAATCCTGATCTTTCTTTATTAGGTTCTAGTGCAAACTGGCTGAAACATGCAACCAGCAACAAAATGACCGCTGGTACATTGCTTGATTTGTCTGGTGCTTAAAAAAGCTAAACAACACACATTAATTTAAATCTTAGAGGGCCATATAGCCCTCTTTTTTATTATTAAGAGTAAAGCGTCATGAAGCTAATCTATACACGTATTGCCGCAACAGCAGCCTTAGAAGTAGGGACAATTGCTAACCCTGATTATTATGAATATCCAAATCGCAGTGCTGAAGAAGTAATTATTTACGGAAATTATCCGAAAATCCAAAATGATTACGAAGCTTTGGATATTCCAGTTGAAGTTCGTGATTTAGACGAACCAAAAAAGATGACTTTGGCAGCTGTAGATGTCTCTGTGGGAATCACACCAGAGCTGCAAGAAGTTATTGATGAAACAAAAGCTGAGTGTAAAAAAGTTGCTGAAGAAAACACTCAACTCAAACAGAAAGTTGAAATCTTAGAGCAGGCCAATGGCAATAGTTCGGAATTACTTTCTGAAAATTCACGTTTAAAAGATGCTGTGGTACAGGCAGACAAGGAGACCAAAGCAGCTGAAAAACAAGTGGTAAGCCTCCAAGCTGAATTTGATGCATTTAAAAACAGCGTTCCAGCAATGCAAGCACGAATCGCTGAAATTGAAGCGGGTGAATCTGTTTTGGCCAAAGTAAATGAAACGGCAACCAATGATTATGAAAATTGGTCCAATGATCAATTAAAAGAGTTTTTAGCTAGTAAAAACATTGGCTATAAACCATCGGCAAATAAAGCAGAACTTCTAAAATTAATCCCTAAGGAATAATGATATGAGCTTTATCACTGTAGATGACGCAAATTCAATTTTGGGCAGCGATTTTGCACCAGACAGTGATAAAGCTCGTCTGGTTAAGTTAGCAAACGTTTGGATGAAAAAACGAATAGGATTTGTGCCAGATCCTTTAGATCCACTTCTTAAAGACGCTGCTTGTGAAATTGTTAAGGGTATTGTTGCTAAGGTTGTTTATAACGGCAAAGAGCAGCAACTTAAACGAAAGAAAGTTAAAGCTGATTCGGTAGAGTCGGAAAAGGAATATCAAGACGGATCTGAAGCAATTTCTAGCTTTGAACAGATAGCAATTGATTTTATTGATTCACTTGATTTGAAAGATCCAAATGCAAGTTTTAATGGATTTGGCATACCACTGTACAGGGCATGATATGGGCTTACGTGACGAAATTCAGGCAGAAATCGCTGAAGCATTTCATGAAGATCTGGCGGATGCAGTCTATACCTTTACCTGCGACCGTGTTGTTAGTACGAATTGGAATCCTAAAACGAATACTTCAGAAGACATTGTTGAGCGGTATGAAGGTCGTGGGGTTTTATTTGGTTCATATAGCCAATATGAAATTTTGACACTTGGAGTATTGGCCACAGATAAAAAAGCTACTGTGCTGCAGAATGAAGTTACCAAAGAGCCAAAGATTGGTGATCAATGGAATACGGCGCAAGGTATATTCCGAATAATGCATATTAAACAAGACCCAATAAGTGCGAGTTGGAGATGTCAGTTGAGGAAGGTTTAAATACTTGGTCTAATATCCCTCTAAATTAGGGGGATGTATGGCTGAAAAAAACCTAGAAAAAAAGATTAAGGAATTAATTTTCTGGACATTTGTATTCTTTATTCTCTATTTGATCATTGGTTATTTATTTCAAACAGGATGGTTAAAAGATAGATTAGAGTTAAAAAAAATTTTTGACCTTATTAAAGATGGACTAACTATAACTTCTGCATTCCTTGCGCCAACTGCTGCATTAGTTCTTTTTACAGATTGGCGATCAGAACATCACATTAAATCGATCTTTCAATTATTAGATGATATAAAAATTCAAACAAATGGAATCGAAGACAGTCTAAAAGTTTATATTTATAAAGTCTTTCATCCTGAAAGAGATATTTCAGATGAATTCGAAACATGTGCTGAAAATTTAAAAATTTTAAGTTATTTAACTAATTTAAAAAGATTTCAACAAGAAATATCATTCAATCATCCAATTTCAAATAATTATTTAATTTTATTAAAAAAATTGAGGATACAGCTACTAGAGCTAAAGGTCATCTGGAAATGATGGATTATAGTAGGTACTTGGTTAAAAAATATGAGAAAACTCTTAATGATTTAGAATTAAAATCTCATGAACAAGAAATAAAATTTCATAAACTTTTTTTCAAAGAATCACATGAAGGTTTTGAAAAATGTTTTGAAAGGATTAAAAATTTAAACATAAACTTATTAAGAGAAAGTCAAACAATCAAAAATGAACTTTAAGCCCACTTCGGTGGGTTTTTTATTGGAGTAAAAATGACTTGGACTGCACTTGAAATTTATGACAGCGTTCAGGTAGTTCCTGATGACGATCTTAAGCCCCATTCATTAATACATTGCGAATGCCACCCCCGATTTGAAGGTGGCATTTTTATTCATAACTCATTTGATGGTAGAGAAGCGATTGAAACGCCTTTACCTAGTTAATAGGTTATACAACCATGGTTAATTCTGATTATGTTCCTGAATGGTATATCTCACCATTCCAACATGTGCAGTACACGCTTGCTCGAAATCAACTCCACATGGATTTGTTGTTTGAAGATATGGATAAGGCCGATCAATTTCTGGATATGGGAGCGGATGCACAAGTTAGTACTTTTTCTGATGGCGCTTATGCAATTGTCCAAATCGGGGATACGTCAGATAAAGATCAAATTCAAGTTTACGGACTACTTTTACATGAAGCAGTTCATGTTTGGCAGTTTGTGAAACGACTTATGGGTGAGCGCGAGCCGAGTGTAGAGTTTGAAGCATATTCAATTCAAGCGATCGCTCAAGACCTTTTTGAAATGTTCGAAGCAAGTGAGGTTAAAAACCATGGGGTGGACGAGAGTAAAGCCGACTAGCTTTAGTTTTGAAGTTGAGAAACAGGCAGATGAGCTTGTAAAGAAAATCACACTGGATACAGTGCAATCACTTGTTGTTTCAAGTCCTGTTGATACTGGCGCTTATCGGGCTTCACACATTGTTTCTGTTGGATCTGGTGACTATGGGATAAGAGAGCCTTCTACAAATGCAGTGCAAGATGCTGCGATTCAAGCTGTTAAGTTTAAGCTGGGTAGTTTGATCTATATTCAAAACAACCAGCCTTATGCTGAGCGCTTAGAAAACGGCTGGTCAGATCAAGCGCCTTTAGGCATCTACAGCACTACCTTTCATTATATTACTCAAAAGTACGGTGGCTAAAATGGCAATGACATTAGAGGAAGCTAGACTTGCCATAGTAGACCGCATGGAGGCTTTTAAGGGAATTTCTCAAGAAAGAATTAAATATTCCAATCAGCCAGGCTTTACAGTTCCAACTAAAGGTTTGTGGTGTAGCTTGACTATTAAATTTGGTGAAAGTTTTATCGTAGGCCTTGCTGATGATCCAACTATACGCCGTACTGGAAATATTTTAATTCAATGTTTTGCAAGGATTAATACTGGTGACATGGAAATAACGAAACTTAGTAGTGCTTTGCTTGCTCATTTTGAATGTTTCAGTATTCAGGATTTGAACTGCTGGCAAGGTCAAGCAATAGATGCTGGTAAAGATAATGATTTTGTGCAGTACAATGTAACAATTGGATTTACGGTGAACTGAGATGAGCGAAGATTACTTACGTTATATGACTGAAAGACAGGAGTTAATCAACAACATTAAATTACTAAGTGCTGAGCCATCAAATTTACAGAATTTAGAAAGTAAAACGATTTCTGAATTGATGCGCATTTATTACGCAGGTTTCGATAATCATTGTCCACGCTGTGGAGACAAAATAAAGATTCTCCCATTTAAGTCAATATATAGATCGAACTCCTCATAAAGTTCTTTAAATAAAACATACCGCCGAAAGGCGGTTTTTTTCGCCAGTAATTTAACGGCCACCTTCGGGTGGCTTTTTTATGCCTATAAGGAGTAAAAACCATGTCGAGTGGTGCACGTCAGCTGACACAAATCGCAAGAGAAACAACGGTAGGTGTAACACCGACACCGTTTGCTCGAACAACCTTTGAATTTACAGATAATGGCTTAGATGCCACAGTTTCTAAAGAAGAGTCAAAGTCTATCACTAGTGGGCGAATTGCTCGCTCATCAATGATTACAGGCGCAGAATATGCTGGTGAATTAAAGTGCGAGGCTAAATACAGCCAACTTGTGCAAGATTTAATGGCAGCAGCGGCTTTTAACAGTTGGTCATCCAATGTCCTTACTTTTGGTGGTTCGCTGCGTCAAACTTTTTCAGTACTTCGTGGCTTTGAAGATGTTAATGATTTCCACGTGTTCCGAGGTTGTCATGTAAATACATTCAGTATTGAAGTTCCTGAAGCTGGATTTATTACGATGGCTTTTGGCCTAATGGCTTTAGGTCGAACTAACTTATCAGCGTCTCCAGCTGGAGCAGTAACTCCAGCAGATAATAACCCTAAGCTATCTAATGTATCTGTGGGTGAAATCTTGATTGATGGTGTTTCTCAAGCTGGTATCTCTTGCTTGACTGCATTCTCATTCAAATGGGATAACACAATGAAGTTACAGAAATGCTTAGGTGAAGGAATCAATGCGCGAGCTATTTTAGAGACACTTGCTGCTGGTACTGGTTCTTTCACTATTGCATGGTCACGAAATACTTCGGACATGTACGAAAAGCAATTCACTAATGCAACAATTTCATTGAAGGTCCCAATTACCGATACTTTAGGTAATTCTTACGAAATTTTTATTCCTAAAGCGGAAATTACAGCACCATTACCAAGTGGCGGGAACAGCGACATTTTAAACGCGTCCTTTGAATATAAAGTTGTGGAAGAAGCGCCGACTATTACCCGTATCCCAGCACCAGCACCTAATCCGAATCCTTAATTTAATTTTACTGATAGCAGCCTTCATGGCTGCTTTTTTTTGGAGTTCAATATGGCTTTAAAAGTATCTATTCAAACAAGCAAAACAGTCAGTAAATGGCGAGAATACACGGACACGGAAGGAAATGTACTAGCTGAGTTTAAAATTCGTGGATCTGGATATAAGCCGTATCAAGTGGCATTAGAGCGTGCGAATAATCAGATTACCTCAAAAGGTTTTGATGTCAGTAAGGCTGGTAAAGATGATAAGCTTTATCATGAATTGCTTCTCGAAGCTGCTGCATGTCATCTAATAGAAGACTGGAAAGGCGTAGTTTTTGAAGAAAAGATTGACGGCGGTGAAGTTATTGAAACTGAACCGGAGTATTCGCCTGAAAATGCGACGAAGCTTCTTAACATGGGCGATATTGGCATTTCAATTTGGTTATACGTAAAGCAAGAAGCTGAAGATATCCAGAAAGAAGCTGATGCATATAAGGATGAAGTGGTGGGAAAGTCACAGCCCTCTACAACTGGTGCAAATTCAACTCAGAAGAAGAAGCAAGCGACTACAACGCGAAGCAGACAGCGATCGCAAAAGCCTTAAATCTTCAAAATGCTAAGGTCATAGAGAAACCCGAGTATTCATATACCTCAAATGCGATTATCTCAGCATATAACGTGATTTCTCGATCTAGACGATATGAGCAGGGTATTCCACTATCTTTGGATATTTCGGCAATCACTGCATTCTGTGAGCACTATGAATTGGCAGTTGAAAGAGACATCTTTAATGACTGTATTTTTGCTATCGATAACTTGTTTTTAGACGAGTCTCAAAAGAAGGTAATTAAAAAGTAAAAAACCACTTCATTGTGGTTTTTTTAACAATCGGCAAATATCTTTAAGTTATTCTAAATCATAGAAAAAAAGACTAAATAATGATCGGATTTTATTTGATGTTTTATAAAATTAGGTATTTAGTTAATAAATAATAATCAAATGAGATAATAAATTATGAAATCATTTCTTATTAAATATCTATTATTTTCTCTATCAATCATGTCACTTAATGCTTCTGCAACTGGATTTATTGGCAAACTAGTACTCGAACCCAGAGATAAACCCTATTACGAAGTAATGCAAGATTTCTCATTTATAGATAAAGACGGCTATAAATGGACTACCAGAAAAGGGTATAAAACTGATGGGGCATCAATTCCTAGATTGCTTTGGTCAGTTATTGGTGACCCTTATGGCGGTGGATATATCAAATCTGCAGTAATTCACGATCAGGCTTGTGATGACAGAGATAGAACATGGAAACAAACACATAGAGTATTTTTTGATGCAATGATTGAAGAGGGTGTAAATCCATCAAAAGCTTATATTATGTATGCTGCAGTTTATAGGTTCGGACCGAGATGGGAATTAAAGTATCCAGTTATTAGCAAAGTTGAAAAACCAAATTATAAAGTGAAGAACAAAGCTTGTTATTATTGTTCTGAAGTGGAAACACTTAATATTGATGAGTCACAAACTATTACTTCTTCGGTTCCAACTGTCGTTGATATACCAATAAGTGAAGAATTAACTCAAGAGAAACTTAATGCACTTATGAGTGAGGTTCAGAAACTGGAAGCTAAGGGTCCTGTTAATTTAAATGATTTAGAAAATTTGAAAATTGACCAATCTGCTAATATAGACTCAAATAAATAGTCTAATTTGGAATTAATAATTTAACGCGGATTACATAAAAGCCTTCCACGACTTCTTATTTAATCCATAAGTTTTTTAAAATATTGTCTTTTATTAATTTATTTCTTTGTGTATTATATTTTTATTATAAGTTGCTAATTTTAATAATTTTAATTTTATTGGGGGAATCGTTTGCTAGAAAGAATTAAAGATAATTTATGGGCATTGAATGACGTCTTTGAAGAGTACCCAAAAGTATTCTATCTATCAGTGATTTATATTGTCCTTATAGAGCTGAGTTTGAGTATTTATTTTCCATTATTGCAGTGGTTAGTAAATTTTGAAATGTTCTTTAATTATCCACTCCGCGAAGTAATTATTAGCAATTTTGACACACTCCGTTGGGGAGTGGTTGTTTTACAATTAGTTATTGGCTTTCACGCTTTTTTTGATGTACTTGCACTTCATGAGCGACTTGAAAAGAGAAAATATGGAAGATGAAAAAATCAATTTTTTCTTCTTGTTTATTGATCTCTTTGGCTTTTATTGGATGTTCCAAAGAAGTTGAAATAAAACCACTTCCTCCTTCAATTGAAGAGGAATATCTAACTTCAAAACAAGAAATAGATAAGATGCTTGATGCATTAAAAAATCATGAAGTACCAAATGATGAGAAGCGAAAGATATTGTGTAAGATATATCCTGAGGTCTACAAAAATCAGTATATGCCAGCACTACTGAAGCTTTCTCCACATCAATATTCAGAAGAAGTGCTTTTGAGAGATTTTGAGGCTGTGATTAAGTTTTATAAACAAGCTTGGTCTATTAAATGTATCTAATGATTAAATATTAAGAAATTTGAAGGGTAGTTTTTAATTCTTTGAACTGTTAAATTTTACCCATTAATTTTGGTGAATATTTTCATGAGAAAGATAACTTTAATGGTTTTGCTTTACTTACCTATACTAGCATTAGCAAAACCGGATCAGCCTGTAAGTGATAATGTACATGAGCAATACTGTAGGAATATAATGGAAATTGCAAATGTAATTATGCAACAAAAGCAGAATGGCGCGCCTTTAATACAGGCATTGAAAGCAAATGATTATGCCTTAAAAAATAATCCCAATAAAAATATGCAAAAGGTAACTAACCTAATTATTCGCGATGCTTATGAGCAACCAAGTTACTCAACGCCTTCAATAAAACAAGAGCAGTTAAATGAATTCTCAGCTAAATATTATTTAGGTTGTATGGAAATGTATGAATAAATTAAGTATTCATTTATAGTTAGTGAATAGTTAAGGTATATTTTTTGGGTGTAAAAATGAAAAAGATTATTTTAATCAGTCTTGCCGCTTTGTTGACTGGTTGTGTTACTCCAGCAACCCAAATGATGAATAATAAATTTAGTGAAATTGTTCCAAATATGCCACAAACAAATGGTATTTGGACAACTTCAATTGGTCCTGGTTTATCTACAATCAAACTTGATAGAGATGGCTCTGGAGTACTTTGCGAAGATACTAGCGGCCATGTGTTTTTAAACAAGATTAAGTTTTTCAATAATACTATTTATGTCCAAAATGGTATGACTTTAGAAGTGAAGCGATTAGATAAAAATATATTAGAAGTTAGGACAACTCTGAGTGCTTCTAATTTGAATATGCTTTACAAAGCCGATTACGACCTTAAACAAGCGTCATTAAAGTGCGCTAAAGAAATGTAAGTTTATCCCATCAATAACCCAGCTATGTGCTGGGTTTTTTATTGCCTGGAGAAAAGTGATATGGCACAAGAGTCCCGTTTAGTCATTGTTATAGATTCTAAAAATGCAGAACGTAATGCGCGTAATTTAGGCAATGAACTCGACAGTATAGAAAAGAAAGGTGATTTTGCTTCGAAATCAATGGATAGCCTTTCGGTCTCAACCCGTGCACTTGCTGGGCACATGGCTGGCCTAATCACCATTAGTACTGCCATTTCTAAAATGGATACATATACCGGTCTTCAAAACAGACTCAAATTAGTAACCAGTAATCAAGCTGAGTTAAATAAAGCAACAGAGGATACTTTTCGTATAGCTCAAAAAACTTATTCAGCATGGGATTCGGTTTTACAAGTTTATCAACGCTTTAGTGACAATGCTAAAACCTTAAACTTAAACATGGATGATACAGCTCGATTAACAGAAACGGTATCAAAAGCTGTGGCAATTAGTGGTGCAAGTGCTCAAGCTGCGGATGCTGCATTAGTCCAATTTGGTCAGGCTCTGGCGAGTGGAACGCTAAGGGGAGAAGAACTTAACTCGGTAATGGAACAAACTCCAGCTTTGGCTAAAGCAATTGCTCAGGGCATGGGTATTACAGTTGGCGAATTACGTTCTGTCGCTGCACAAGGAAAAATTACATCACAAGAAATCGTTAAAGCACTGAAGAATGTTCAAAATGATGTAGATGCTTTGTTTGCTAAAACAGATATCACAATCGGGCAGTCTCTCACACTTTTAAACAATGAAATTACTAAATTTGTTGGCGAATCTGGAAAGGGATCTGGTGCAGCACAAGTATTAGCTGGTTCTGTTCAGACTCTGGCAGGTAATTTAGATACATTAACATCAGCGTTAATACTGGGGGGAGCATATTGGGCTGGAACCTATATTCCAGCAATTTACGCATCAGGAATTGCGGTAGCTGCAAAAACTAAAGAACTAGCAGCACAAACTGTAGTGCAATATGCTGCCATTCAAGCTGAACGTTCTGCAGCTGCTCAAGAGTTAGAAAGTCTTCAAGCTAAAATGGCTAATATCCAAGCAACGAGAGCATTGGTTGTTGAAGAACTTAAATTAGAACTTAGAAGAATGAAGTCGCAAATTTCTACACAAGGTGCGATTAACTCTGAGTTAAGAATGGGAGTTTTACGTCAACAACAAGCGAAAATAAATGCTGAACTTGCAGCAACTGAGACAGCTTTAGCGTCTGCTCAAGCAAGAACAGCAGCAGCTGGAGCAGCCTCAATAGGTATTGGAACCCGTCTTTTAGGTTTATTAGGCGGACCCGTAGGTATAGGTATTACCGTAGCAAGCTTAGCAGCTGGTTATTTATTAATGAGAGACAATACTGCTGAGGCCAACAAAAAACTTGAAGAACAAGCAAAAGTTGCTGAAAGAACAGATGAGGCTCTAAAAAAATTATCTGGCAATGACAAGGCAAAAGCCGTTAATGATTTAACTACTGCGTTCAAGGCCCAAAATGAAGCACTAGAAAAATCCTCATTCGCAGTCGGAGCAGCTTTAATTGATATCGAAAACTATGCACGAGGAAATAAAGAAGTTGAAAAGATTTCACAAGATGCACGAACTGGAACAATCAGTTATTCAGAAGCCATAGAACGTTTAAATAAAATTAAACTGCCTACCGATCTGTATGAAAATCTTAAAAAGCAAGCTACCCAATATGATGAAAATTCATCTAAAGCAAGTCTGTCTGCAGAAAAGCTCAAAATATTCGGTGTGGAGGTTAGTATTGCTGGCAACAAGGCACAAAATGCAGCAGTACAAGTAAAGAGTAATACGGATGAGCTACATGGTAATGCTAACGCAGCTGATCGTGCAGCTAAAGCGCAAAAAGGTTATTTCGAAAGTCTTCGTTCAGAAGTACTTAAATCGAATGAAGAGCTGGCGTTATTAAATCTTGGGTACAGTGAAGAAACTGTTAAAAAGATTATTGAACTTCAAAAGGCAAAACAAGCCGTTGCTCCTTCAGGAACTACTGCAATTGTAACCAAAGAGGAGATGGATTTAGTTGCACAAGCTCAAAAGGCCCTCGATGTACTGAAAGACAAAAAGGATGAGCTAACTGCTGCTGAGCGAAAACATACGAGTGAACTTGAGAAACAACAAAAAGTTCTACAAGTGAATGAGAAAGTTAAAGCTAATGCGGTTAAATATAATTTTGCCGATATTGAAGCTAAGTATAACTTGCCAGCTGGCACATTATCTGCAATTCATGCAATTGAAACTGGAAACAGTGGGCGAAGTGATCTAGTCAATAAAAGTACTGGAGCAACAGGTGGATTCCAGTTTCTTGCGGGCACAGCAAAGCAATATGGTGTAAAAGACCGTTATGACTTAGCTCAGTCTGCTGAAGGTGCTGGTAAGTACATGTCTTACCTTTTAAAACTTTTCAAGGGAGATTTAGAAAAAGCTGTCAGAGCCTACCACGCTGGTGAAGGCAATGTCCAAAAGGGTAAAGGTATTGGCAAATATAACAACCAATACTGGAAAGACTTTAAGGGGTATGTAGCTGGTGCTAATGGATATACAGCGGGAGATATATCGTCGAAAGATTTTGATAAATTACTCCAGGACAACACCAAGTTAGCTGAAGAACAAGCTAAGTTACGTCTTCAGCTTGAAAATGAAGTTGCTAATCAAGTTACTAAGATTAGAAATGATCTAGCTAAAAAACTTGTAGATGTTGATAAAGCTAATTTTAGTCCTGAGCGTAAAGAGGAAATTAAGGCTGAATTACAAGCACGAGCTGATAATGAAATTGCGATAGCACAACAAACACTTAAAACCAAGTTGGAAGACTATAAACAATTTGATTTGACGGAGGAACAACTTCTCTTAGACAGTTTCAATAGAAAAAAATTTTTTGCAGCTCATGATATTGAATTAAGTAAAGAACAGCGTGATGAAGCTATTAGTTATCTTGATCAACAATATCAGCATGAATTAAAACTATTGCAACTTACAAAAGCTGCTCGTCAGGCTTCATATGAGCAATCAAATTTAAAAGCCTTACTTGAACTAAAACAAGAGAGAGAAATGTTAGCAACACCAGTTGGGCAAAGACCAACTCTTTCTTTACAGTTTAGTGAAAGAAATGCTCTTGGTGACAATGACAACTCGTTGATTAATAAGGGACGAGATCTCAAGATGCAGCTTGAACAAAAGGAAATCACCGTTCTTGAGTACAACAAACGAATTGAAGATGCAGTAAGAATCCACGAAGAAAACAAATTAAAGATCCAAGAAGAGCATGCTGAGAAGTATAAAGATTTGGTAAATACCCAATATCAAGCTCAATTAGGTCTTTATAGTAACTTATTGTCCCAAGCTTCAGGAGTTTGGGGGAACATGACTTCGATGGTAAGAGAGTCTGCAGGTGAACAAAGTGCAGCCTATAAGACGATGTTTTTAATGCAACAAGCAATGGCAATTGCTTCAGCAATGGTCTCGACTCATTTAGCAGCAGCACAAGTTATGGCAGATCCATCTGCATTAACATTAGATCAAAAAACCACATATGCCACGATGATAACTGGTCTTGGTTATGCAAACGTAGGCCTCATTGCAGCTCAAACGATTGCAGGATTCTCTGATGGTGGTTATACAGGTAATGGACTTAAACATACTCCAGCAGGGATTGTGCATAAGGGTGAGGTTGTTTGGTCGCAAGATGATATCAAAAGATGGGGAGGTGTAAGTGTTGTTGAGAACATGCGTACTAGCTCTCCAGGAGGGTATGCGAACGGAGGTTATGTTTCTAACAATACTACAGACGTCATAGCAACTCGACGAGAAACACGACAGTTTGATGCGATTAATTTAAATCAGACTCAAAGTAGTTCGAGTGAAGTTCCAATCAATGTTTATGTAACAGTAAACCCGGATGGGTCAAGCAAAGCTGATACTCAAAATGACTCGAAGCAGCTTGGGCAAATGATCGGGAATGCAGTTAGATCGATCATCCGGCAAGAACAAAGACAAGGAGGATTACTTTCTAAATGAGTGATCTTAAATTCACATTTGAGTGTGACTTAGATGGCAATAGTAATACTCAGCGTTTTAATACTTTGTCTTCTAAGTTCGGTGATGGTTATGAACAAAATATTGCTGTAGGCATCAATAACCGAGCTGGTGAATGGACATATCAAAGAACAGCTTATAAAGCTGAAATTATGCAGATCAAGGCTTTTTTTGATCAACACAAAGGCGCGGACTCATTTCTTTGGGATTCGCCGTTAGACGGCGAAGTTCGGGTAAAAACTAGCCCTGAATATCAACCTCGACAAATCGGCGGTGACACTTGGCAAATTTCCACAACGTTCACCCAAGTTTTTAATCCTTAACTTTTAATCACTTTGTAGCCCCTATTTAGGGGCTTTTTTATGCGAGTAAGAAAATGACAATTCAAACTATTAATCTTGGTTCAGCTCCGACTGGAGCAGGTGGTGATACATTCCGCTCTACTGGCGCAAAAGTGAATGAAAACTTTACGAACAATTCTCATGCTGCAAGTCGATATGTGGGAACGCAACCGGGTAACGTCATGGAAGTTGGAGCCTTTGGCCTAGGTAAAAATATGATCCAGCTCTCTATGCCAAATGATACAGACAATGTATTGGGTGGTGGTTTTTACTATTATGATGTTAATTCATCTGCACAATGTTCTTGGAAGGATGTGGGAACTAATTTTTTTGTGCTTCGTAGTAATTTTGCCAATAATCCACTTGGTTTTGAGTTAGGAAATCTACCCTATAACAATGCTTACTATCTAAGATGCTCAACTCCAAACGCAACTCAAAAATGGAATACCCCTGTATTAATTAGACATTCAGGTAATACCACAATTGATTCGAATGGTTTTCTAAAAGCCGCATCTCCAGTTGTTAAGTTATTTGCAGATAAAATTGAACCTAACAATGAGGCTGCTGAACAGCAACTCTCTTTTGAAAAAACAGGCATTGGTCATTACCTTATTAAAGGATCATCCGGTTTTGCGAAGGAAGGCTGGTGGATTGAAATTCCTACCGACACTCACGGCAATAAGATTTGTGCAGTTGAATATCAGACCTTGGATAATGGTGATCTTGAAATTAAGACATTCAAGAAAAAACTAAATGATGAGGGCGATATAGTTGCAAATCTTGATGCGCCAATTGATATTCCAAACAATGCAAATGGTGAGCCGCGCTGGATTGATATCCGTTTAAACAGCATTAAGAAGATAATTGTTAGGAAAATTCCACGCACTGAAAAACAACCACGCATGATTCAGCAAGTAAAGTATGCTCCGCAGTTAACTTACATCACTAAATATGAAGATTTATTTGATGATGAAGGAAAAGCTGTAATTGTGGATGGCAAGAACTATAAAAAGCCAGTAACTCATATTCAAACTGATCAAAACGGTACGCCTATTTTGTCGAATCAACCCGTCATTAATGAGATGGGGGAACCAGTTATTGAATGGGTTCAAGCTGTTGACGGCGAGGGTAATCCTATTTTTGATGATGTGCCAGTCTTTGATAAAGATGGAAATCAGATTTATGACGAGGTAACCCATGAGTCTGAATAGTGATTTTCAGAAGCTATATGTGGATGGATTGATCCATTTGTATGAACTAGATGCCAGCAACTTAGGTGCTGGCATTTTACGTTTCCACGGGCATATCGCTTTTCAAGATTGGGAGAAAATTTACTCATCCATAGGATCTGAAGGATTAATCGGTGCTGATTCTGGAAGCATAGGTAAGGTCTTTGATGCCGGTGATCAGAAAGTATGGAACCGAAATATTATCTGGCAAAGTCAAGTTTTTGAGCCGATGGCCATGGAAGTGTCTGGGCTTGAAATGCGTTCAGATGGTAAAGCTTCAGCGCCCACTTTGAGCATGGCGAACAACATTAATGGTATCCAGAATGCAGTTTCTGCTTACTGTTTGCAGTTTAAAGACTTTGCTGGGGCTAAGCTTAAAGTCATTACAACACTTGCCAAATATATTGATGCTGAGAACTTTACAGAAGGTAATCCAACTGCATCGAATGAATCAAAAGAGCAAATTTGGAACATTGAGCAAAAGATATCTGAAAATTCCCAGCAAGTGGCTTTCGAACTATCTAACCCCATTGATCTTGAAGGTCGAAAAATCCCTAATCGCCAAATTACCTCACTATGTCACTGGTGCATGGTCGGGAAGTATCGCGGTGAGGAGTGTGGTTATACGGGAATTGCAATGTTCACCGATAAAGATGAGCCAACTGATAATCCAGCACTTGATCGATGCGGTGGACGTTTGCGGTCTTGCCGAATGCGCTTCGGTGAAAATAAACCTCTGCCGTTTGGCGGGTTCCCGGCTTCAAGCTTATTGTGAGGTTTTATGAAACTTACAGCAAAACTTAAAAAAGCAATCATGGCCCATGCTGAAAAATCTTATCCGGAAGAATGCTGTGGATTAATAGTCGATGGTAAGTATATTCAATGCAAAAATATTGCCCCAACAATTTATGATCAAAACGGCAATATTAAGCAAGATAAAACTACCAATTTTGAAATTGATCCTAATGATCTAATTTCTGCAGAAAGTCAGGGAGAAATCCAAGCATATGTTCATTCTCATCCAGATGGTACTGCCAGAGCCACTGACTTGGACCGTATTCAAATAGAACTGCATAAAAAGCCATGGGTAATTTGTTCATATCCAGATCTTGATTTTCAAGTTTACGAGCCTTGCGGTTATCGTGCTCCATTGGTCGGAAGAAACTACATTCATTACTTTCAAGATTGTTATGCATTGGTTCGTGACTTTTATGACCGTGAGCTAGGTATTCAGTTGCCAGACTTTGAACGAAAGGATGGCTGGTGGGAAGACAAAGATCATCCGTCAATATTAATTAATAACTTTCCGAAAGCAGGTTTCTATGAAGTAGATACACCGCAATATGGAGATATGTTGATTTGCCGAGTGCCACGAACAGAGCATCCAAATCATTGCATAATTTGGCTTGGTGATAATGCAATATTTAAGTCTGAAGAATCTGAACCTTGTATTGGCAATACATTAATTTTGCATCAGCTTCACGGCCGTAAATCTATTCGTGAAATCTACGGCCAACAGTGGGCAACCAGAACAGTTAAAATCTTGAGGCATAGAGATGTTAAAAACAATTAGATTGTACGGTATCTTGGGGCAAAAATTCGGTCGTGAATTTAAGCTCGATGTCGCAAATACACGCGAAGCAATGCGCGCATTATCTGTTCAGATCGCTGGCTTTGAACATTTTATGTTGCATGCACATGAGCAGGGCCTACGCTTTGCGGTGTTTTTAAAAAGTAAGAACTCAAGTAATAAGCGAGGAAAGAAACGACCTGCGGTTTATGACCACGAAACTAAGCGGCTCATTACCGGTGATAACATTGGTGAACAACACCTTGATATGAATACTGAAGCTGAAGTTATTCATATTGTTCCACGTGTAGTTGGTGCTGGCGGAGATAGTGGAATTCTGCAGACAGTATTAGGCGCTGTTTTAATCGTCGTTGGCGTTTTGGTGACGGTAGGTACATTGGGCGGTGGAGCCCCACTAGGAGCTGCTCTGATTGGATCTGGTATTGGGATGATGCTCGGGGGAGTTGCCATGATGTTAATGCCTAAAATCGAAACTACTCAAGATCAAAACCAAGATGGAAATAGAGCGAATAAGGGCTTTGGCGGTGCAGTAACTACGGTAGCTCAAGGTAATCCTGTGCCTATTTTATATGGCCAACGTGAAATTGGTGGCTTCATTATTAGTGCTGGTCAATATCCAGAAGATCAGATGTAAATTCAAATTATTAAATAGGCGCTTTCTAGCGCCTTTTTTATTGCGTGAGATTTCTTATGAATGCAGTAGTAGGCGCAAAAAAGGGAAGTAAAAAACAACGGCAACCCGTAATTTCTCCAGATTCTGCACAGTCAAAAACTTATATTAAAGTCTTATATGGATTAGCTGAAGGAGAAATTGAGGGGCTAGCAAATGGCCTTCAGTCAATTTATTTAGAAGAAACTCCACTTCAGAATGCAGATGGAAGCTTTAACTTTGAAAATGTAAAAGTTGATTTTCGAAGAGGCACTAATGATCAGGAATACATTGAGGGATTTCCATCTGTAGAAAGTGAAACCGCCATCGATGTGGAGTTGAAGTCCGAAACGCCATGGGTCCGCGCTTTTAGTAATCTTGATCTTGATGCGGCTCGCTTACGCTTGAAATGGGGGCCATTACGCAGCCAAGATGCCACCAATGGTGATGTATCAGGCGTAACAATTGAATATGCAATTGATTTACAGACTGACGGGGGGATCTGGACTGAAGTACTAAAAACGAAAATTTCAGATAAAACATCTGCAAATTACGAACGAGCACACCGCATTGATTTGCCTCGAGCTGATTCTGGATGGCTTGTTCGTGTGCGCCGTCTTACTCCTAATTCCACTTCTGAATTTATCAGCGACAAGATGTATATTTCCGCAGTAACCGAAGTTATTGATGCGAAATTACGTTACCCAAATACGGCTTTGCTTGGTCTTCAATATGATGCCGAGACTTTTGGGAACGTTGCCAAAATTGCAGCAGATACAAAGGGAAGAATTCTAAAGGTTCCTACTAACTACAATCCAGCAACACGGCAATATGTAGGGATTTGGGATGGTACTTTCAAAGAGGCATATTCTAATAACCCGGCATGGATCTACTACGATATATGCACTGCTGACCGTTATGCTTTGGGCGACCGCTTAACCCCATTCATGGTTGATAAATGGTCTTTATATCGCTTGGCACAATACTGTGACCAAATGGTGCCAGATGGACTTGGCGGACAGGAACCACGCTTTACTTGTAATGTTTATCTTCAGAGTGCTGAAAGCGCTTTTGAGATTTTAACTAAGTTAGCTGGTGTATTCCGTGCTATCACATTTTGGGATGGCAATAGCATTATTTGTGATGCGGATATTCCCCAAGATACTTATTTCACATATACGCGTGCCAATGTCATTGATGGTAATTTTGAGTACGCGGGAACCCGTGCTCGAGATAGACATAATGTCGTTAAAGTAGCGTGGGATAACCCGGCTAATCATTACAAAACCGAATATGAGTTTGTTCGCGATGAAAAGGCGATTGCTGAGGCCGGCCAAGTTCGTATTTTGGAAATTGATGCTTGGGGATGCACTTCGCGTGGACAAGCGCAGAGAGCAGGCTGGTGGGCTTTAAAGTCTGAGCAATTAGAAACTCGGACGGTGAGTTTTAAAGTTGGTTTGGATGGCCATATTCCGCAGCCGGGAAGAGTTATTGATATTGCAGACCCTTTATTTGCAGGCCGAGCAAACGGTGGACGTGTTTCTAAAATATCAGCAGATCGTAAAAGCATTTCGCTTGATCGTGATGATGTGGTCGCAGTTGCCGGTGATCGACTCATTATTAACGGTGAGGATGGAAAGGCTCAAACTCGTATTGTTCAATCTATCTCGGGTCGAGTAGTAACTGTTACTCATGAATTTGATGCTATTGCCGCTCAAAATGTATGGGTTATAGATGCCCAAGATTTAGCAACAATGAAGTTTCGAGTGATCTCGATTACTCAAGACGATAGTCATCAATTTTCAGTTACTGCAATTCAATATAATCCAGCCAAGTTTGATGCCATTGACAAGGGTGCTTATTTTGATGAGGTTCCGATTTCGATTGTGAACCCAACAATTCAGGATCCTGTAACTGATGTCGTAATTACTAGTGAAAGCCGTATTGATCAGGGTATCAATGTGGCGACAATGATTGTGTCCTGGTCACAGGCTAAAAGTGCCGTAAAGTATCAGGTTGAGTGGAGGAAAGATGACGGCAGCTGGATTAAGCTTCCAGTAACCGGCAATAACTCAGTCGAAGTACCAGGTATTTATGCGGGTCAATATCAAGCACGAGTAACAGCGATTTCAGCATTTGAGATAGCTTCTTTACCTGTTTACTCAGTTTTGACTGAGCTCACTGGAAAGCTAGGGTTACCGCCAAAATTGGCATTTATCCAAGCAACAGGAATTTTGTTCGGTATAAAACTTGATTGGGGCTTTCCTGCAACCGGTGCGCTTGATACTGCTTATACTGAAATTCGTGTATCGCCAGATGGTACCAGCAATATTGCTCAATTGGGCTTATTCGCTTATCCGACGACTACACATACAGTTCAAGGTTTGCAGCCAAACCTAACTCAATTTTATCAAGCTCGTTTGATTGACCGGATCGGTAATATTGGCCCTTGGTCGGACTGGACTCATGCAACAACTTCTGCTGATGCATCTGAAATTTTAGAAATTTTGGAAGGTAAAATTTCAGAAACTGAGCTTAGCCAAGACTTACAAACTAAGATCGATCATATTGAAAATATTGATGCTCAAATTCCGGGTATTATTCAAGATATTAAAAATACGAAAGATCAAATTGCGCAAGAAGTTAGGGACAGAAAAGCGGAGGTAAAAGCTACACAAGACCAAATTTTGCAAGAAGTCACTGATCGCCAAAACGCAATTCAACAAGCCAAAGACGGTTTATCGCAGCAAATTAAAGATGGTGATAAAGGTGTTCTTGAAGTTGTAGAAACGGTTAAGAAATCAAGTGAAGATGGTATTGCAGCAGTTCAGCAGGACATTAAAGTTGTTGCAAATGATCTTTCACTTGTTGCTGAGAAAACCGATGGCGTTTATGCACAGCTTAATCCGCCATTGATCGGCTCTGAATCAGATTTGATTGGTAACGATCAAGGTTTTGCAGGGACTTGGTCTGTTCAATCCGCAATAATTGAAGGTGATCTTGCACTAAGTAAACGCATTGATACGACAGTTGTTGAAGTTGATGATTTACGTGCTTACGCACGGCAAGAGGTGGAGGCGCGAATTGAGGGCGATAGAGTAACAGTTCAAAAGATTGATACTTATATTGCTAGTAATGATACTGCTTTAGCCACTGTGCGTGAATCAGCGAAAGCAGCAGTCGAACAGTCAGCAGCGAATGTCGAGTCAATTAAATCAATTAATATTGCTTTAGATGATAAGGTAAATACCGGTGCGCTTGATCAAGTTAAATCTGACGTCAAGGAAGTTGATAAGAAAATCATTGCTCAAACAACCAGAATTGATGGTGTTTACGCTCAACTCAATCCGCCTTTAATTGGCTCAGATTCTGATCTTATTGGCAACGATGGCGGTTATGCTGGCGTCTGGTCTGAACAGTCTGCACGTATTGAGGGTGATCTTGCTGTAAGTAAGCGAGTTGATTCGACCGATGCAGAATTGGGTAATTTACATGCTTATGCGCGACAAGAGGTTGAAGCACGAATTGAAGGCGACAAAGCAACAATTCAAAAGATTGATGCTTACATTGCTAGTAATGACAATGCTCTTGCAGTTGTTCGTGATACCGCAAAAATTGGTGTTGATCAATCGTCAGCAAATATTGAAGCTATAAAGAACATCAATATCGAGTTGAAAGACAAAGCCACTACTGGTGACATTACTCAAGTTAAGTCGGATATTAAGGAGGTTGATAAAAAGGTTACTGCTCAAACAATCAGACTTGATGGAGTATATGCCCAAATTAATCCTCCATTGATAGGCTCTGATTCAGATTTGATCGGCAACGATGGTGGTTATGCTGGTGTTTGGTCTGAACAATCAGCACGTATTGAAAGTGATCTTGCTCAAGCTATTCGTACAGACACCGTTCAAACTGATCTGAACGGCAATAAAGCTGCTGTTCAAGAAGTCACTAAATCAGTCAATGGGTTGTATGCACAAAAGTTCATTAAACTGGATGTTAACGGAAAGCTAGCTGGCTGGGGTGGTGCAAATAATGGGGTAGAGTCACAGTTCATTTTTAACTTTGATTCTATTGCTATCGGTAATGGCAGTAATGGTGCAGTTTCATATCCATTTATTTTCCGTACCACTTCATTTACAGACCCATTAACCGGAACCGTTTTTCCACCTGCTGCTTATCTAAAATCTGCAATTATGGATTATCAATCCGTTGATACTTCTCATATTAAAGACTTGGCTGTGCAGCGAGGTAAGATTGCACAATTAGCTGTTGGAAGTGGTCAAATTGATGATCTTGCCGTGACCAGAGGTAAAATTGCTGATCTTGCAGTTGATACTTTAAAGATTGCTGATAATGCCGTAACTGTTCCAGTATCTGCATTTGCTGAAACTTCAGTTGGTGTTGATACTGAATATGTGACTATTCAGACCTTAAACGTGCCTTCTGATATGGGGCATACAGTTTTAACTTTTGGCGCTGTATTCAGCTTCTCAGGTTACGATTCAAAACAGCAAGTTTATTGTCGAGTACTTAAAAATGATCAAGTCGTTTTTGAGGATCTGGAAGTTCACTTTATTGAGCATAACTCAGTTGCTTTAATCACTGATGCAAACGGTTCGCATAACCATAATGGCTCTACTGTTAACGTCAGTGGTACAACGGGACAAGATGGCTCACATAGTCATAGCTACAATGTGAACGGTACAACAGGCTCAACTAATGCCGGAGGTACTTATCATAACCACAGCTTTAGTGCCAGTGGATCGACAGGCAATGTCGGCTCACATAGTCATAGCTTTAGTGCTAGCGGCAATGTAACTATGTCAGAAGGTGGTGCGCATACCCACAAGATAACCGTGCAAGGTACTTCACGAAGTGCCGGAACACTTAATATTTCGAGACACGATTCGACAGAAATTTACGGCACATACAAGTTACAACTGCGAGTTGTTGCTGGTGGTTCTATGAATGTGTCGCAACGATATATTCACGCGATGACGATGAGGAAGTAATGGCATATTTTGCAGTCTATGAGGTTGAAACAGGTGAAATACAGAATTTAATTGAATGCCCTGAATTTCTAGCTGAAACAATCCATCTAGAAGAGGGGCAACAATTTTTAGAAGTAGATCACCAGGTATCAGCAAATAAATATTTGGTTAAAAATGATGAGTTAGTCTTAAGAGATTAATTCAGAAAATAATTTATAGCACCCAACTCGGGTGCTTTTTTATTGCCTATGATCTGGAGGAAGGCATGCATGAACGATCAGACAAATAGTGTAGTTGAAGCAGCTGCGAGTACAGCTGCTGCGACTGCAACAAAATTCACTTATGGCTACGTGGTAGGGGGGAGCTTGATCGGGGTCATTGGAAAAATTGACTGGGCCGTTGTCTTCTCGATTTTTATCGGTATAGCAACCTTCCTTACGAATCTCTATTTCAAAAAGCGCGATGAAAAACGTGCTAATGAGATTCATAAATTGCGTGTTGAGCAATATGAGCAAACTAATAAACGATTGGAAGGAGATATAAATGACAAGTGAACAGACTAGAGCATACCTTTCGTTTGCTCTTGTGGGGTTAATGTTTGTATTGGTGATTGCTTTATTTTTTGTGGAAATGCCACGGGAAAATAGCACTCTTTTAAATACAGCATTAGGTTTTATTGCAGGGGCGATGTCTATGGCATGTGGCTATTACTTCGGTAGTTCGGAGTTAGAAAAGAAAAAGAAAACCGAAGAAACCAAGCAATTGTAATTTAATACACCTTTATACCGCCTTCGGGCGGTTTTTTATGTCTAAGGAAAAGTGAAATGAACTTTAGCAATTTACAGAGATCACTTGGTGTTGCAGTCGATGGCAAGATTGGACGTGGCACATTTACAGCCTTATTTAAGAAGCTTGGCGCAAATCAAAGCCGAGCTGAAGAACTAGCATTAGCTGCTAAGGTACACTTCAAAGATTATGCGATTCTCTACAATGAGTTGCGCTTTGCCCACTTCATTGCACAGCTTGCACATGAATCGGGTAATTTTAGATACATGGAAGAAATAGCAAGTGGTGCAGCTTATGAAGGTCGTAAAGATCTAGGCAATATTATGACTGGCGATGGTGTGCGTTTTAAAGGCCGTGGACCGATCCAATTGACTGGTCGTGATAACTATCAAAAATATGGTCGAGAATTGGGCATTGATTTTGAATCCCATCCCGAACTTGTAGCAATTCCGAGTATCGGCTTGCTAGTCGCTTGTAAATTCTGGACTAACAATGGATTGAATGAACTTGCAGATCGTGATGACGTTTTAACTATAACCCGTCGCATTAATGGCGGTACAAATGGCTTAGTTGAACGTAAAGCCAATCTAGCCAAAATTAAAAGTTGGATGTCATGAAAGCTTTAATATTGCTTTGTATTCTGCTTTCAGGATGTACAGCTCATACGATCAAAAACAATATAAGTGTCTGTATTTGTGTTAAAGCCCTCTAAAGAGGGCTTTACCTTATAAAAATCGAAATAAATTTAATTAAATTGCTTTACCTTTTCCCATTCTAATTTTAATAAGATTTTAATTTTATATAAAATTTTTTTATTGATATCATTCATTTCTTTTGAAAGTATTTTACTTTCAATATCTTTTGTCATCATTGAATTAACTTGGTTTACATATTTTGATTTTATTTCTTCTTCAAGTAAGTCTATCAAAGACATAAATTTTTCATAGAAATTATGAACTAAATTTGATATTTCTCTATCAAGAGTATCTGTTGCGCTTAAAGTAATATCAATTTCTAATGCTAATCTTCTTAGTTCATTTTTATAATTTTGATATTCTAAAGCCATTTTATTATGTTCTACATGATCTATTACTTTACGATTATATGCATGTCGTACTGAAAAATTACGCTGTAAAAGCATAGGAAAACTTTCTGAATGGTTAAAATAAGTTACAAATAAATTTCTCACTTTATTGATCCATTCCTGTCGATTTTGAGCTTTAACTTCATTTCTTTTAAGTTCAGCTTGTTGCTCAAGCATTTGATTTTGAAGATTCGCTTGGCTTTGGGCTAATTTATTATTAGACATCCTAATCAGCAATATAGTTACAGCTGCAGTAATTCCTGAAACAATTATGCTTGTTAAAATAGTAACTGTTAAAGCTGTATAATCTGTAACTGGGTCGACTCTAAGCTGAATAGGATTTTTTTCATCAGTATTTTGCAAGGTAAATGATTGTTTTTCAGGTAATTTATTGATTATTTCATATTTTGTGGGATGAACTGAAGATTCTTGAATGGTATTAGTCATAGAAAAAATCACAAAAAATTATGTTATTTTATAATTCAACTAGTTATAGTCAACAACTTATTTAAAGAAAAATAATACTTAGTCAATTTTCTCCCGCTTATAAACATTTTTTGGCACTTTAAAGTTCTTCCAATAATTTTTTAAAGTAGATGAACTTTATCATGTAACATTTTTATTCTTTGTTCATACTTCTAATTTCCAAAGAAAAATCTAAATTTCTATAATTCCATCGTAATATTAAGAGACGCATAGCTGAAGTAAAACTAACTATCGATTATTGTTTTTTTTCAAATAAGTACCAACCTTTAAAGCCGATATAAGCAGAAAATGAACATACTATAAAAGAGATTAAAGTTATAAAAATCCATATATATTTTAAGCGTTGATATAGTCTGCTTTTATAACCCAAATCTAAAAGCTCCATAGATGATTTATCCATCTGTGGACTCATAGCTGATGCGTTGTTGGTTTCTTCAAGTATTTTCTTCTTATCTTCTTCGGATATAGAAATCTTATTCGTTTCATAATTTTTATAAATTTCGATGCTTTTATTTATGTGCGCTGCGTATTTTTTATAATCCCTTTGAAACTCACTAGCTTTAACAAATGCAGAAATATATGCTAATTCAGCTTTTTCATAGTTCTTCAAGCACAAATCCATGACAAATACCATTAATACTATGCTCCCGATTGCTAAAAACTTATTTAAGGAATCTGTTGGTATGGTTATCAAGCTTCACCTTTTATTATGAAATGCTAGTGGTATTTTAAATAATGCAAATTTAATCACCTACAGTCAATAACTCTTCCCACTTAAAGGGATTTCTGCTCAACTTATCCCGCGACATTGACCAGTTTCGATTAGGTACATAGCATGCACCAACGCCTAGTTTTTTCTTTCCAAATTTTGTATACACGTTATCAAGCGTCTTCATCAATTGTTCTTTTTTTTCTATCATTTTAAAGTCGGTGAGAAGGTCATAAGTGTGGCCGGATTTCGGCTCTAAACATGTCAGCACTACGCCGCATTTCTTGTATTTGATACCTTCTTTATAGATCTCGTTTAACATCCTTGTTGCAGCTTTAACAAAATCAATTGCGCAATCAGTAGGCTCTGTAAAGGAACCAGTAATTGACTTGTTGTAAAACGGAACATTTGGATCAAATGGATTTGACTGTACAAAAGCAATCATACATCCACATAGTAGCCCTTCATCACGCAAGCGTTTACATGCATCTTGCGCATACATCGAGATAGCTTCTTTTAGATCCGTTAATTCAGTTACGCGGCCACCGAAAGAACGGCTTGCAACTATTTGCTTTTTTGAGGGCGGGGTGTGCTCGATCTCAATGCATGAGATGCCTTGCAATTCGTAGATCGTACGTGCCATAACAATAGAAAAACGTTTTTGCATCTCTCGAGGTTCTGCACAAGCTAGATCAAGCACTGTATTAATTCCCATACCTTGCAGCTTTTTTGAGTGCTTACGGCCGACGCCCCAAACTTCTGAAACATCGATAAGTGAGAAGTAATATTCTTTGTTGCAGGGATCCATTGATACCAGATCGCACACACTGTTAAAGCCAGGATTCTTTTTAGCTATATGATTTGCAATCTTTGCTTCTGTTTTACTTCTGCCGATTCCAACACAAACAGGCAGGCCTAACCATTTCCATATTTGTTGACGCATTTGTTGCCCGACTTTTTCTAAGTCAAAATTCTTTTCATAAGCTGTGAAGTCTACAAAGCATTCATCAATCGAATAAGGTTCAACTTCTTCATCTGTGACATACGAAGCAAGAATTGTGTGAAAGCGCCGTGACATTTCTGCATACATTGCATAGTTGCTTGAAAGAACGATTACGTTATGTTGCTGAACAATGTCTTTAATTTGAAAAAGCGGCACACCCATTTTTATATTTAGGGCTTTCGATTCATTGCTACGTGCCACGGCGCACCCATCATTATTTGATAAGACAATGACAGGTTTATTATTCAAACTTGGATCAAAGACTCTTTCACATGAGACGTACATATTATTAACGTCTATAAGAAAAAAGACCTTGTTCTCATGCTTCATGAAGTTCTTCTTGTCATTTTAATAATGCAAGTGACAACACCCCAGATAAGTAACTCTTGGCCATCCAGAAGGTGAATATCTTTATAATCTGGATTTTCTGCTTTCAACCATTGGCCTGTTTCATCGATCATTAATCGCTTTACGGTAAATTCATTATCGATTAGCGCAACAACAATATCGCCGTGTTTTGCATCTAAGCTACGATCAACAATTAGCTCGTCATCAATATCAATGCCAGCGTTAAGCATTGATAAGGATGCGACTTTCACGATAAATGTTGCTGTTTCATTCTTAATTAAGTGCTCATTCATATCGAGCGCTTTGTCTATATAGTCTTGTGCGGGGCTGGGGAAGCCTGCAGAAATCTTTTCAAGTGCGTAAGGGATAAGCATGTGAGTTGATGGTACAACTCGCTTAATCGATAAGGCTTCAGATAAAACAATACTATTTTGTAGATATGGTTTTATCTGGATGATGGATGGTGCAATTTCGCTCAT